AATAACATTAGTTATTCCAGATTGAATGATCCCTCTGGCACAATCTACACAAGGAAAATGAGAAACATACATTGTACAACCAGATATACATGTACCCATTCTTGCGGCATTGTAGATAGCATTTCTTTCTGCATGTTCTGCCCAATAATATTTTTCTGGTCTTTCCCATTTGTGAGGATCTGATTCGTCGACTCCTCTAGGAAAACCATTAAATCCTGTAGATCTAATTTCGTGTTCTTTCCCAACAATTATTGCCGAAGTCTTCGTCTTATCTTTCGATTTAATTGCAATAACATCAAGTAGCTCTACAAAATATTTGTCCCAGGGCATAATACGCAAATCAATTCCCATTATACAGGTTTACCTTTTCCTTTTAGAAGTGAGTAATTAGAAGAGATTCGATTCTCGAGAAAGGAATATTATGCCTCATAGGATCTTGCGTATGAGTAACATAATGTTGAGCAATATCTTCACACATTCTCTTTGATCCTACTGGATTTAATGAATGGACCATGCAGATTTTACTTGGCCATTTATTATTCTCTTTCATCCAAAGGACAAAATCATAACCAGTTTTGTTAGGAGAATGATAATCAGGGTCCATGTTGGCCTGATAATGATCTTCGGCCAAATCATGGTCCAGCCATGCTTCCTCGATATCATTTTCTTGCATTATAATAACAGCTTCTTCGTAAGACTTGGCGATCTTCCAATCGCCAATAAACGGACAAGGTCTAACATCGTCAAGCCAAAGTTTTTTCATATATTTTCCAAAATTATTAAATACCAAGAGAATTTGGGGCTGAAAGATGGACTCAAACCATCGAGGGATTTCTCCGCCACATTACAAGTGTGGTCCAATCGTCGCTATGGGATTCCAGCTTATGTTATTTCTTCTTTCGTTTGCAATAGCAATCGCATAAACACTTCTTGACGCAAGGACACTTATCCGCACAACACTTATGTGTTTTACAATATTGTGGAATATCTGCAGTATTAGAGAATAATAAACCGCAAGAAATAATAAAACTAACAACAAAAAACATAATTTATCCTTTAATATTTTTGGGAATTTTTATAGTCTTTCAGTTTCTGAAACTTACTCTGGGTGACTAGTGCCGGAAGCCCATCTCGTTATTCAATATTTGGTCGGGGCAAGAGGATTCGAACCTCTGGCCCTCTGCTCCCAAAGCAGATGCGCTACCAGGCTGCGCTATGCCCCGACGTCCTCATATCATTATTTATATCCTGTAACTTTAAATCTTTTCACCACAATCAAATCCACGCCAACGTAGGAATCGTGGGAATCGTAGAGAATAAGTTCCATCTTGGTTTTGTGTAATAGTATCTGCTCTAACTTCGGCGATCTGTCCGATCACAGAATCCTTGGTAGACCAGATGGCCGCACGGTCTTCATCAGAGAAACCTGTTCCCACATTTACACTAATCGATTTTCCGGATTCAGTTCCTTCACAAACAATAGCACCAAGAGATCCAAGATTTTTACCAGTACCTTCTTCAATACCAACCACTTCCAAAGAAAGATCCAAATATGGTTTCAATTTTAACCAAGAAGAAGATCGCTTGCACTCATAAGGCGCAGCTGGATCTTTAATCATTAATCCTTCATATCCACCTTCGATCGCTTTCTCATTCATTTCGCGAAAGATCTCACGACCAGTTACTGTAGATAAATTAACCAAACGATTAGTGAGAATCTTTACATTCGGAAGCGATTCCTGGAACTCTTCAAACCAAATTTCGAGTGACTTAGAACGGATCTCTTGTGAGATCCCACAATATCCTGCCAAGAAATCTTGCATTGGAATCATATCAAATATATGAAGAACAGCATCATCAGTCTGAACATTTTCTTTTCTATTGAGTTGTTTCATTAGATCTTGAAAATTAGCAGACATCACTTCGCCATCAAACACCCAAGGATCTGAGAGGGATTTGGCAACATCAATAAAGCTTTCACGGATTTTAGGAAAGTTTTCCATCTCTTTTCCATTCCTGGAAAACTGAGTTACACGCCCATCAGGAAAGACAAATGTCAAAACACGAGCACCATCCAATTTTACTTCAAGAAACTTCTCACCAATCATCTTGGTCTGTTGATCAGTGGAATCTTGAGCAAGCTGACAAGAGAAAGTCGGAATAATAAATTTATCCGAAGCTGATAAATTCTTCACAACTTTATTGACGGTCTTCTCAGAAACACCACAACGAAGATCCTTCATGAGAATCAGACGATACCAATTATTCCACTCATCTTGAGTGGCAAGATTCATGAGACGTGTAATCTCATCTTTGGCTGTGTTACCTGTAATCTTGCGATTAACTAGTTTGTTTAAAAGTTCGGTGAAGTCAACCCATGGAAGACCTGGGCCAGAATCAGTTTTTTCCGGAATCTGGCGGACACCAAAAGTCATGAAACTATCAAGAGCATACTTGATACCATAAAATAGGATAGTGTTATCATTGCGAATCTCACGCTCCAGAATGGCTTCCTTGCCAAGACGGGATCTATCAGCTTGCAATGCACGAATAACTTTAGACGGAATCATTAATAGATCTCCATAATTTCACAAAAACGAGCAACGATGACTTTACTGTCAAGATCTTCTAAATCGAAGATAGGCGAACCCAAACTATCAACACGAATATTTTTGACTTTCACAATACATTCAAATAGTTTAGAATAAACTAGTTGATTGATTACAATCTCTTTTGTTGGTTTTCGAAACTCAAGGTCGCTAAACATTAGAGCACCGTCGTCGAAAAAATGATAATCAACATCAAAGCGATTAGGGAGAGCAAATCTTTAAAGTTATCCATATTCATATTATACCGTTTCCATAGTGAAAAGTCAAGGAAATTGAAAATTTATCTTCCCTTTGTTTTCAACGATTTACAAATGTTTTCATATCGGTACATTCCGTGTACCCAGACATATATTCTTCCACTTCTGCAAATGAGAAGACTAGTGTTTCCAGTCCGAGGTACGTTCCTTCCGGCTGTCTCCGCCACCGTGGTTTTGGTTTACGATTATAATAAGCATCGGCGGATCCACAATCGTAAAGACTACCGTTCTGGTCACGATCGAATTGGATAGATTTTTTCTTTTCCATACATCAATTATACCTTATTGGAACCCCCATAGCAAGGAGGCCTCGAAAGAATATCTCCTTTGTTTTCAACAGTATTCTGCAAGTGACTGATTCAGAAGGAGATATAGATTAATTAATAATTTCGTTCCCAGAGACCCGAGCGTACCCATAGACCTCTGCGTTCCCAGAGACCCGAGCGTACCCAGAGACCTCGGCGTCCCCAGCGACCACTGCGTCCCCAGCGACCACTGCGTTCCCATAGATCCAGGCGTTCCCAGAGACCATTGCGTTCCCAGAGACCATTGCGTTCCCATAGACCTCTGCGTTCCCAGAGACCTCTGCGTTCTCAGAGACCACAGCGTTCTCAGAGACCACTGCTTCAGGACCAACGTAGGCAGTCTCAGCGACACTAGCAGTATTCTCGACCCAGCCTCCTCCATTAGAATGAGGGTGCCACGTCTCAAGAGTAGCGTCAGGAAAAGCAGATTTTAAATCTTCAAATGTCATATAGAACCATTATACCTTATTGGAACATCGATGTCAAGTGAGAATATTATTCTCTCAAACAATTAAGTCAATAAATTTTGATATCATAGTATTAACTCGTTTCTGTGTGGAGGCCGATTTACAGAAAGTCTCTGCGACAGAAAGAGTTTTTTCTTTTGAATTGTGCGGTTTCGGTTTTTTGAACATCTCAGTAGAACATATAAATGTAGTATCGAATGATTCTTTATCCACTCGTTCAATCACAATATATTTAGAGTTAAAAGCTTCATGTGTTTTCTTTCGAAGATAACCGGAATATCGCATATTCTGTATTTCTTCACTAGTGAGGCCCATTTCGGTCAAATATTTTTTCCTTTGATCTTCTGTGATTTCGTACAATAAATCAGATGTAATTAGAAAATTGATTACTGTGACATCTTTCATTCTAGTCTTAATAATTTTCAAGAAATCCTCAGAAGTGCATCCACTATTATATTCTGAAAAATAATGATTCAGTTTCGTTTTGGGATCGTGGATAACAATTTTAGATCTATATGAAGGATAGGGATAGCCGTAAGTTTTGGCGTTTTTATATATAACAGATTTAGCTGGACCTTGGCCGTCGGTGAAATAAACAACATTCACTATTTTCGCAGCACAATCTTCTCTAAATTTTGCCACTAGTGAATCTAGACAGAGATGTGTTTCTGATAGGGGAGTTCCTCCTAAACCATACATGTGATTACCTATATGATTCATGAAAATATCAACCATACATTTAAAATTGCTTTCCGACATTCTAGAACTTAGTAATTCTAATAATCGAAATTTGTCAGTAGTCTCAAAGGTATATTCATTTTTTCCGATATGTGTGTCGAACACGACTTCACAATCTTGTGCATCGTACTCGTATTGACGAACTGAATCAAAGAACCCATATAAAACATAAGGAATACCGATCTGTTTACAAAAAAGAATTAATTCTAATGCCTTTGTTTTTGCTGCACGAAGATATGCAGACATTGAACTAGAAAAATCCATAATGAAAATCAACCCATGGTTTTTTCCATTCGGGCGAACTTCAAAAGTTTTGAATATTTGATCGTTATATTTGTAGGAATACAACTTGTTCATATCTAAACTGCCAGTTCTGAACATCATCGTTTTATTATGTTGATCAGCTTTCTTTCGCATTTGGAATAGCTGTTTGTGTAAAGAGATGTTATTCTTATGTTCAGTATAGAACGAGGATAACGAGTTGCCAGTCTTACCAAATATTTCGTCTAATTCGGAATCTTCTTTTATTTCTTTATTTTCTTGACTAGTAGAAAAGATTCTATCAAAATCTTTTTTAATAGATTCAAACGGATAGATAATAGTCCCCAATATGGGTGTAGGCATATCAACATACAAAATTTTACCGACAGATGTATTGACACGATCTGATAGAGAGTTATCTAGATCTCGGAGAGTTTGCGATTTCGATGGAGTGTTTGTAGATTCTGTTACAGTTGATGATTCTTTTTGAGTATCGTCATCTACTTTTCTAGAAGTTCTAGCAGAACCGCTCTCAGTGTCTCCAGAATCGTCAGTCGATTCTTCGGTGGATTCTTCGGTGGATTCTTCGGTGGATTCGTCAGTCGATTCTTCGGTCGATTCTTCGGTCGATTCTTCGTCAGTCGAATCTTCGGTGGATTCTTCTCCCGATTCCTCTTTCTGAGAAGAGTTATTGCGTTTTCGGTTTTCGTGAAGTTCCGAATCGAAGATTTCAATTGCAATATCAATCACTTCTTTAAAATTAACTACAGATTCAATCTTTCGAATATAAGTCTCTTCTCGTTCACTCAGAGACAAAGAAAAGATTCCATTAAATTTGAAATAGACATTCAACCTGTCAATTAACGACAGATTCTTGACATCATCTATTACCATTATCTTATTTTCGAGAATCTGTTTATAACCGTGAAAGAAGATTTTCTTCATTCCAGGATAACGTTGTTTCACAAGAGATTCGATTCTAGCATCTTCGATAATATTAAGATAATCACGAAAAACATCATTCGGTTCTCTCAATTTAAGAGCAGCAATCCATTCGTCAGAATTGGTATAGAGAGCGTGGCCGATCTCATGACCAATTAATAATTCAACAATAATATCAGAAAGATTCTCCCAAGTTGGGATAACGAGTACTCGCTTTTGGGTATCGAAATAAGCAGTCTTCTCAGGCTGCTGGATAACTGTAATGTCTTCGGCAGACATCAATTTCGCGAGATTTTCTTGTACAGTTGTTATCATATAGAACTATTATACCTTTTCCATCCAGGAATAGCAAGGATTTTTTTTGAAAAATATCAACCGATAATTTCGTCCCCAAAGACCCGAGCTTTCCCAGAGATCGTTGCGTTCCCAGAGACCACTGCGTCCCCATAGACCACTGCGTCCCCATAGACCTCAGCGTCCCCATAGACCACTGCGTCCCCATAGACCTGAGCGTACCCAGAGACCTGAGCGTTCCCAGAGACCATTACGTTCCCAGAGACCTGAGCGTCCCCATAGACCTCAGCGTTCCCAGAGACCACTGCGTTCCCAGAGACCCGAGATCTCCCATAGACCACTGCGTTCCCAGAGACCACTGCGTTCCCAGAGACCCGAGAGTTCCCAGAGACCATTGCGTTCTCAAAGACCCGAGCGTACCCGAAGACCAATGCGTCAGGACCAACGTAGGCAGTCTCAGCGACGGTAGCAGTATTCTCGACCCAGCCTTCTCCGTTAGGATGGACGTGCCAAGTGTCTAGGGTAGCGTCAGGAAAATCGGATTTTAAATCTTCGAACTTCATATAGAACCAGTATACCTTATTGGAACACACAAAGCAAGGAATTTTCAAACTATATCTCCTTTGTTTTCAACAGTATTCTGCAAGTGACTGATTCAGAAGGAGATATTCTTTCTTGAAATCCTTGAAGATTCCATCTCTATACCCACCTGTGTTATTGCCCTCATGGATCGTCCCAGGGACGCACACAAGCGATCTCTGGATTCAGATGATCCACTAGTATACCTGTGTTCTTCTAGTGATCTTGCGAAAGAATATCTCCCTTTGTTTTCAGTAGTTTACCGCAAGTCATTGAAAACAAAGGGAGATATAGTTTCGAGGCTTCCTTGCTATTCCCGGCTGGAACAGCTATAATGGTTCTATATGATGATTACCTTTATTAAGAGCAAAACCAAAGATCAGAAACGTATCGTTCTTTTTCAGATCGGGAATTACCAATACGAAATCTGGAGCCAGACCTCTGGAACTGTTCGTAAACTTATGGATACTTCTCATGAAGACGCTCTGGTCATTTTCAATGCACTATAAAGTGATTTTCGGTTCGTCCTTGACACAATAGAAATTTTAAGGTATATGGGTTCTATATGACATTCAATGAGTTAAAAACGGCTTTTCCTGGCGCCACCACTGAGCGATGGAGAAAACACTCCTTAGGAGGAGGCTGGGTCGAGATTACTGCCCGTGTCGCTGAGTCTGCCTATGTTGGTCGTGATGCTATTGTATCTGGGAACGCTCGGGTCACTGCGAACGCAACGATCTCTGGGAACGCTCGGGTCTCTGGGAAAGCTTGGGTCGCTGGTAACAGTGCGGTCTCTGGTAACGCAGAGGTCTATGGCAACGCCCAGGTCTTTGGGACCGCAGTGGTCTCCGGAGACGCTGAGGTCTATGGGGACGCTCAGGTATTTGAGACCGCTCAGGTCGGTGAGGACGCTCGGGTCTTCGGTTATTCCCAGGTTTCTGGGAGATCTCTGGTCTTTGGAGACACGGTAGTCTGGAACGAAATTATTATTAATCGTTGATATTCTTTTAAAAAGACTTGACATCCTTGACTTTCTAAGCTACAATAGGTATGTACCAGTTTTAAGTGATAGTATTAAATAATTTGTTAAGGGAAATTTCTACATTATGAAATCTTTTATTGAAGCTGTAAAAATTGAGTTTCCAGATAAGCAAGTCTTCACCAGACCAGAATTATCTGCTGTTGCTGAGAAATATTCTCTACGAAAATCGTTTACAGAGTTTATGACAAACGATTCGAATAAGATTCGTCGTGGCCTCTATAAAATAGAGTCAAATGTAGAATTATCCGAATCAATAGTTAACCTGGTTAAATTTAAACCAGCAGAAAAAATCCGAATCCCACAGTCTCCTCTCTTAGAGAAGAAAACTGAAAATATCGAAAGCATTAATTTGATTCCAGAAAAGGATCCAGAATTTGTTCCTTTCGGTGATTTCAAGCTACTTAAAAAAGTAGTTTCGTCGAAGACTTTCTTTCCGATCTATATTTCTGGTGAATCTGGAAACGGTAAAACAAAGATGGTTTATGAAGTTTGTGCTCAATCTAAGAGGGAATTAATCAGAGCCAATATCACCGAATCTACTGATGAAGATGATCTGATTGGTGGATATCGTCTGATTAATGGTGAAACGATTTGGCAAGATGGACCTGCCGTAGAAGCAATGAATCGTGGGGCGATTCTTCTTTTAGACGAAATTAATTTGGCTTCTCCTAAGATTATGTGTCTACAGCCAATTCTTGAAGGTAATCCCATTTATATTAAAAAGACCAATGTGCTTGTGCATCCGGTACAGGGTTTCAATATTATTGCAACTGCAAATACAAAAGGAAAGTCTTCCGATGATGGTCGATATATTGGTTCTAATACTCTTAATGAAGCTCTGCTAGACAGATTTGCAATTAATATTGAACACGAATATCCTTCTAAAGATATTGAAATTAAGATTCTTACAAATATTCTAGACACACATTCTTCTAAAACGGATAACAATATTGAATATGTAGAAAAATTAGTTGAATGGGCCAAGACTATCCGGGACACTTTTGACGCTGGTGGAGTCGAAGAAATTATTACCACTCGTAGATTGATTCATATTCTTCGGTTCTTTCTTATTATTGGTGGTAATCGGGTTCGTGCTATTCGTTATGGAATTTCACGGTTCGACCAAATTACCAAGAAATCTTTCTTATCGCTTTATCAGAAATTAGACGCCAGCGTAGAAGTAGACACCGAGAACTTTAAAAGTTCTGAGATTGTGTGGGAAGAAATTCAAGGTGCTCAATAATATGCTACTGTCCCATCAGGGACAAACTTTTTTATAAATAATGACTGAGGGAATTGCTAATGCCATTGTATGATTACCACTGTACTAGAGATGATTGTCAACACTCTTTCGAAAAGAACGTTAAGATGGATGACTGTGATATTCCTTCTACCCAACCTTGCCCAGAATGTTCTTCTATTACAATAGTAAAAACAGTTACATCTGCTTATTTTGGTGATCCTGTACGTTTGGGTATCACCAAAGCACCAGCGGATTTCCAAAAATATGTTTTAGGTAGAATTAAAGAAGCACACCCACTGGGTAATGTCGAACGAACTAGGTCTATTGTAAGAGAAATTTAAATCTGTGATATTCTTTATTATGAATAAAGGATACTAATGTCAAGAAAACCAAAAACATTCAAAAATAATCTAGAACCAACTATAGATAATTCTTTCTCATTAAAAAGAATTACCCCAATGACTGATGCACAACAAGATGCATTTAATGCGTTTGAAGAGCATTATAATTTAGTTCTTTGTGGTTCGGCTGGTACTGGTAAAACTTTTATATCATTATATTTGGCTCTATCTGAATTAATGAGAAGAGATCGATCTTCAAAAGATGATCCAAAAAAGATTATGATTGTTAGATCAACAGTTTCTTCTAGAGATGTTGGATTTCTGCCAGGGACCTTGAAAGAAAAGATGTCAGTATATGAAGATCCTTATCGTGGAATCTTTGCAGAATTATTTGGTAGAGGAGATGCATTTGAAATATTGAAAACAAAAGGTATCGTTGAATTTTGTTCTACTTCTTTCTTGCGTGGAACAACTATTAATGACTCTTATATTATCCTAGACGAATTCCAGAATTGTTCATCTCAGGAATTAGAAACAGTTATAACAAGAGTCGGAAAAAATTCGAAAATATTTTTCTGCGGTGATTGGTCACAGAATGATCTCATTCGCTCTAAATGGGATGTTTCAGGTTTACCAGTTTTCATGAAGATTATAGAAAAGATGCAAGAATTCGATATTATTGAATTCGGAATTGAAGATATCGTGCGTTCAGGAATAGTTAAATCTTTCATTATCGCAAAGGCGGAAGTGGAAGACGAGATGTCATCTAATAATAAATAGGTTATATTTACATAAAACGTGAAGATTTTTAAACATAATAAAATAGATCTACCTGTATTACAAACCCAAGAGGGCAACGGGAGAAGATATTATATTACCCCTGAAGGTAAGTATTATCCTTCCATCACAACTCTCTTGGGTCAAGGTTCTAAAGAATCATTAGAAAATTGGAAGAAATCCATCGGGGAAGGAGCTGCCAAAGTAATATCTGATTACGCATGTTCTCTTGGTGAAAATCTACATTATGTAGTTGAAAAATATCTAGATAACGATCCGAATTATTTACAGACCGCCACATCACACTCCAAATATATATTCATAGCTCTTCAAGAAACTCTTGATAGAATCGACAATATCTACACACAAGAAGCTACTTTATATTCAGATACACTCGGTCTGGCTGGCAGAACTGATTGTATTGCAGAATTCGACGGTGTCCCGTCTGTTATTGACTTCAAAACATCAAGAAAAGAAAAGAAACAAGAATGGATTACTAATTATTTTGTACAAGGAACTGCTTATTCTTTGATGTTTGAAGAGATGACTGGGATTAAAATTCGCCAAATTGTAATCCTTATGGGTACACATGATTCCCAACCTTTAATTTTCACGGTTGACAGAAAGAATTATGTGTCAGAATTGACAAAAATTATGGGCAAATATCTTGGAGATTTGAAATATTATGACGTACAAAGAAATTCATGATTTAGCCCAAGTGGAATTGAAAATAGATAGATTTGCATTAGGTGAAGAAGCAACACGAACTCCTAATATCTTAATGAAATTCTTGGACATCTATCGTACAGAAAAAATAATTCTGCATAAGATGAATAGAAAATGCGACGAATTAAAGAAAGACAAGTGGGAATACTACGCCGGAAAATCATCAGATGAAGTTTATCTTGAGAAACCTTTTGATATAAAAGTGCTCCGACAAGATCTTGACATGTATCTTGCTGCTGATCCAGAATTATCCGAATTAATTTATAATATACAAACACAAAAAGAGAAGATATTTTATTTAGAGAAAATCCTTAGAGGAATTGAACAACGAGAATTTTCTATTAAAAATGCGATAACAATGATTCGTTTTGATGCGGGTGAAGTCACTTAATAAAACTGTGTAAATATAAATACTAGTGAGGGAATGGTCATTCCCTCTAATCACACACTAGGAAAATATTTTACATGTCTGAATTTTATGTCTATGCATATTTGCGAGAAGATGGCTCCCCATATTATATCGGGAAAGGACGAGGTAACAGAGCCTGGAGGAAGTCGGGAAGACAAGTTCCTCCACCTACAGATTCTTCTAGAATAGTTATTGTCAAAGAGACACTTACAGAAACAGAAGCCTTCTCTGAAGAAATGCGACTCATCCAATTGCACGGTCGAAAAGATAATGGAACAGGAATTCTGAGAAATCTGACAGATGGTGGAGAAGGAACTTCTGGATGCAAACGTTCTCAAGAAACCAGAGACAAACAATCTGTAGCTATGTCTGGTGAAAATAATCCTATGTTCGGAAAGTTTGGAGAAAATCATCCTAATTATGGAAGGACTGGTATAAGTCATCCTATGTTTGGACAGCACCACACTCCAGAAGCCAGAGACAAAATGTCTGCAGCTGCGTCTGGTGAAAATAATCCTATGTTTGGAAGGACAGGTGAAAACAGTCCCAGGTTTAGACAGAAACTATCTCCAGATTCAATAGCCAAAATGATTGCAACCATGAAGAGAAATAAAGAAGCTAAGGATCTCACACAGCATCATTTATAAATATGTAAATGAATGTGACGCTGAAAAATTTTAATGAAACCCATGTAATTGTTGAAGCAGAACAAGGAATTATCCAGGAGCTGTACGAACTCCTCTGAGAACAAAATATAACTTATTTTGAAAGTCAAGATCTAGTTTTGTATAAATAATAGTCGAGAGGAGAATAGTCTTAGAAACTTTCTCCTCTCTAAACACACAAACTACGGAGAGTAGCTTATATGTCTAAAACTATTTATACAAAAGATCCGAACAGATTCTATGTCTATGCTTTTCTAAGAGAAGATGGTTCCCCTTATTATATCGGAAAAGGTACGGGTGCCAGAGCCTGGATCAAGAGACGAAGGTCTTCTCCACCTGCTGACGTGTCTAGAATATCTATTCTCTTTGAAAATCTGACAGAAACAGAAGCCTTCGATGAAGAAATGAGACTAATAAATTTCTATGGTAGAAAAGACCTAGGAACAGGAATCCTGAGAAATCTGACAGATGGCGGAGAAGGAGCTTCTGGCTGCATACGATCTCAAGACGCTCGAGACAAAATGTCTGAAGCACAGTCTGGAGAAAATCATCCTATGTTTGGAAAGCGCCATACTCAAGACGCCAGAGACAAAATGTCTGCAGCACTGTCTGGAGAAAATCATCCTATGTTTGGAAAGCGCCATACTCAAGACGCCAGAGACAAAATGTCTGCATCACGGTCTGGAGAAAAGAATCCTATGTATGGAAAGCGTCGATCTCCAGAAACACTAGCCAAAATGCGTGAAACCATCAAGAGAAATAAAGAAGCTAGGATTCTCAACGAATTAGAAGTTTTATAAATATTTGAATGAATGTGACGCTGAAAAATTTTAATGAAACCCATGTAATCATAGACACCGAGCCAGGCGTTCTGCAAGAGTTGTACGAACTCTTGTCTTTCGAAGTTAAAGGCGCAAAATTCATGCCTATCTACAAGAAGAGGCTATGGGATGGATACGCAAGATTATTGAATATCCGAAACAAAACAGTTGGTAAGGGTCTTGCGTATCACATTAAGTCTTATTGCGAAGACAATGGATATATTTTCAACCAGGAATTCAGCGACGATGGATTCTCTGAAGAGATAGCAGATGCATTTATTAAATCGAATAAGATTCATTCTGCCGATGGTTTCGAGATCGAATTGCGTGATTATCAAATAGATTCTATAAAACATGGAATCCGTAACAACAGATCTATTACTGTCTCGGTTACAGGTTCTGGTAAATCTGCCATAATCGCTTCTCTAATTCGTTTCTATCACGAAAATACAGAAGGAAAGTGTCTTCTTATTTGTCCAACGACTAGTCTTGTTGAACAATTATATTCTGATATAGGTGAATATTTCCCAGACTGGGATCACTCCACTAAAATTACTAGAATCTATTCTGGTATGGAAAGAGAAGACAAAAGAATTATCATAAGCACTTGGCAAAGTTTATATGATAAACCGACTTCTTATTTTGATGACATCGAAGTTCTCCTTGGCGATGAGTGCCATTTATATTCTGCCAAAGAAGTTTCAAAGTTATTTGAAAAATGCGTTAATGCTATTTACAGACACGGTTTCACAGGAACATTATCTGGTGAGAAGATTCATCAATTACAGTTAGAAGGAATATTTGGTAAATCAAGAATTCTTACAACAACTTCAGAGTTAATCAAAAAATCTCAATTATCGGATTTTAAGATTAATGCTCTTGTCCTTTCTTATTCTGATGCTTCCAGGAAAGCTTCCAAAGATATCACATATGAAGAAGAAGTGAAATTTCTTATTGGTAATGACAAGAGGAATCGGTTCATTGCCAAATTAGCTGCAAGTACGAAAGGAAATACTCTCGTGTTATTCTCTAGAGTAGAAACTCATGGAGAACTTATCTATAACCTTATTCAGAAGTATACTGATAGACCAGTTTATTTCGTTTATGGTGGAACTGATGTGGATATTCGAGAAGATGTAAGAAAACAAATTAATGATATTAACGATGGAATTATCGTAGCTTCTTCACAGATATTCTCTACAGGAATTAATATTCCTTCACTTCAGAATATCATATTCACACATCCTTCGAAATCTAAAATAAGAGTTCTACAATCAATCGGAAGAGTGCTTAGATTATCTGCGAACAAAGTCGGACCAGCAATTCTGTTCGATATCGTTGACGATCTACAATTTAGGAATAAGAAGAATTTCTCCATGAAACACTTTCTGGAGAGGGCCAAGATTTATGTGCAAGAGAATTTCAATTACAAAATAATTAATGTAGATTTGGAGAAATAAATATGGAAATAATCAAAATGCCAAAAGCGTCATATGAAAGAATCATTCCGACTTCACTAGAAGGAGCGATGACAGAATTAGACAGACGAATTATGATTACTGCGAGAGAAAATCTTGGGCAAGTTCAGGCTCGTGTCATCTTCAGAGAATTGCTGCAAGATTTCATGCAAGGACTAGAATCCAAGTCCTCGTATATAATTCGTCCGTAACAGTAATATCTATTACTTAAAACTGGTACATACCTATTGTAGCTTAGAAAGTCAAGGTAGTCAAATTCTTTTATTTGTTATCTCTTAAACACAGAATTTGACTATTCGTGAAATATATTGTATAATAGTTCTATATGATGTTAATAAATATTTCGATGACTGACGAGAACGAGCTATTACCAAGCATAGAAGATATTCTCATTAAACCTGAAGATCTTTTGCGTGATATCAAAGCTCTAGTTTTGAATAATAGAATGAATTATTTGGAAGCTGTTGTTTATTATTGTCAGAAGAATAATTATGATATTGAAGCTGTTGCAAAGACGATTCCACAATCACTCAGAACTCTAGTAGAGGACTCTGCAAAGAAGCTGAAATTATTCAAGAAAATCCATAATAATAGCAAATCGTTACCAATCTAGATATCCATGGATATGATCGAAACATTTTCTGGATACGATGCATACGTTACTTATCTTGCATTTAAGTTGCATTTTTCGAGTAACACATACGATTTTTTTAAATTTAATGGAAAAACAAAAGCTAATCCATCATCATTTAATTCTAGAAAAGACAAATATCATTTTGAAAAGATAGCTGCTAAAATATCTAGAGAATCATTTATTGAGAGGATGTTAATCGAATATCTAGAAAACTCCAATTTTTGGATTAAGGATATCTTAACAGCAGATAACAAAGCAAGACATCTCGTTTGGAGGGGATATGTGGAAAGTTTTCCATATTCTTTCCGCTCAGAATTAGGTAAGATAAAAGAATATTGTCTTCTAAACGAAATAAGTTATGCAGAACTGTTTAAGACAAAGGGAATAACTCACCCTCTAATTTTCAAGATGTATATTAGAAAAACGATTCGTCTTGAAACATTTATTTGCATAGATAGTTTGATTAAGATTTCGGATAAGATGTCTTCTCCAGATTCTCCTCGTGATCCTGTTTGGGATGAAGTTCAAACACTCATGTCTCATTATTTTTCTTTCGTGCAAAAATTTCTACCAGAAAGAAATATACTTAAGAAAATATTTTTAGAAATTTTCAATTGACATAATAATGAAAATAGGTTATAATAAAATTGAGGTGAAATATGGATGAAGATGAAGTAATTAATTTTGATCCTGAGGAAGAGGATGCTCCTGAAGATGAAGAATTCGACAGTGTATTTGACATAGAAGATTTTAATGATGAATCAATTGAAGTTTTAATTGATAATGTTTCTGAATCTATTAATACTCTTGAAAGTATTATGTTGAACATGTATTATTCGTATCATAGATTGAAAGAAGAAACTGATGAACACATAAATAATTTAGTAACAGAAAATGAGAATTATTGTGAAACAATTACCAAGCTCTATCAACAATTAGCAACTATTAGCAACCAAGAAAAAGAGGAATAATTAAATGAATTTCGCAGATCTAAAGAAGAAGACAAAGAATAATCTAGATAATCTAGTAGCCGAATTAGAAAAGATGTCTACAGGTACTAACAAGTATCAAGACAATCGATTTTGGTCGGTTCCGATGGACGAAAAGACAGGAAATGGCACTGCTCTAATCCGATTACTTCCGGCGGGACGAAACGATAAATTGCCTTGGGTTTCAGTTTATTCGCATGCATTCCAAGGACCTGGTGGTTGGTATATTGAGAATTCTTTAACCACAATTGGTAAGCAAGATCCGATTGGTGAGACCAACCAAGAACTTTGGGCCACTGGTATCGAAGCGAATAAAGAAATCGTTCGCAAGCGTAAACGAAAGCAACAATATATTTCTAACATTTATGTGATTTCGGATCCTAAGAATCCACAGAATGAAGGAAAGGTGATGTTGTTTAAGTATGGCAAGAAGATCTTTGAGAAGATTCAAGAATCAATGAAGCCTGTTTTTGAAGGTGACACTGCGATTGATCCTTTTGATTTTTGGCAAGGAGCTAACTTCCGTCTAAAGATTAAGAAAGTTGAGGGATATCCGAATTACGATAATTCTTCTTTTGAAGCACAAACTGCTTTATTCGATGGTAATGATGAGAAGCTAGAGAAGGTTTGGGATTCTCTATACACTTTGGGTGAATTTACAGATCCTAAGAATTTCAAGTCTTATGAAGAATTAAAGGTTCGTCTTGATAAGGTTCTTGGATCTAAGCCTGCCGCTAAGAAGATTGAAGAACCATTACCTTCTAAACCTGCACCGAAGATGGATACCAAGAAAGTAGTCGAAGATGATACTCCTTGGAAGTCTGACGAAGATGAAGGTGAAGATGATTCACTAGAATTCTTTAGGAAGCTTGCAGAAGAATAACTAATAAGATTCCCTTCAGAAGATATGTTCACTTTTGAAGGGAATCCTCTTTTGGAAATAACTTATGAATTGTGCAAAAGCCAAACTGATTCTCAAAGAATCAACTAATTATTCAGACAAAGAACTTGCATGTTGTGAACCCTGTCACGAAGATGCTGAAGAAGGTTGTAATGATAATCTAGATAACGGAACGGAACCATGTTGCAATTTGATCGCATTACTGGTTAATTCAGGACTACTGGATCCATAGAGGCCTCTGAAGAGTAACAACGAATAAAATATAGGTCTTTTATTTTCAGTAAAAATTGATTTGAGTGTTCCAAATAAGGTATAATGATTCTATATGACATTTGAAGATTTAAAAACTGCTTTTCCTGACGCTACTCTTGATACATGGCACGTTCATCCTAGAGGAGGAGGTTGGGTCGAGAATACTGCTACCGTCGCTGAGACTGCCGACGTTGGTCCTGACGCATTGGTCTATGGGAACGCAGTGGTCTCTGGGAACGCTGAGGTCTCTGGGAGATCTCGGGTCTTTGGGTACGCTTGGATCGATGGTGACGCTACGATCACCGAGGACGCTCAGATCTATGGTGACGCTACGATCGCCGGGTTCGCTCAGGTCTACGGCGACGCTTGGGTCTACGGCGGCGCTCGGGTATTTGGGAGATCTCAGATCTCTGGGAGATCTCGGGTCTTCGGATCCGCTCGGATATCTGGGAGATCTCTGGTCTTTGGAGACACGGTAGTCTCTGGGGACCAAATTATTGGTGAAGTGGCCAATTAAATTTGATTTGAACTATATCTCCTTCTGAATCAGTCACTTGCAGAATACTGTTGAAAACAAAGGAAATATTCTTTCAAGATCACTGTGTGCCACTGTGTGGGACGATTTCTGGACATCCAGCGGACCCTGGGTACTCCAAAGCCAACCGATTCGTTGCAGCTCATCTGGAGGATCGTATGAGGATCGATACTGATGATCATCCGCTTGATTGGTGTTGGGAAAACTATATCTCCTTCTGAATCAGTCACTTGCAGAATACTGTTGAAAACAAAGGAGATATTCTTTCGAGGCCTCCTTGCTATATGGGTTCCAATAAGGTATAATGGTTCTATGGCTATTTTGAATACCACCTCGTCTCTTGAATATGTTCCGCTTGGCGCTGTCAACCTCCGGGATATTTCTGACAAATATCGTCAATCGGATTTCCCTGAAAACTGGAAATTATACATCTACGAGACGCACAATGGTCTCTGCTTGCACGATTACGAACGTAATTATTATGACGATTCAGACTTCATGATGACAGTCTGGAATCTTGAAAAGAATGAACCGGAAGATATCTGCTTCGCTACGACTCGTGGTTGGTCATATCCTTCTTATGGTTCCAAACCTGACGCAACTCCTGAGATTCAGGAAAAGTATGCTGCTTGGAAGGAAGTCAAGCGGATCGAGGCTCGGATCGAGGCTCTGGCTGCTGCCGAAGCCAAAGAGGCTGTTACCCCACGGAAAGGCAAGACGATCCGTGTCGTTCGTGGTCGCAAGGTTCCGATCGGAACTGTCGGTGTGGTGTTCTGGGTCGGATCGAATCGCTTTGGTGTCGCCGTCGGAATCAAAGACGAGACTGGTACAGCGATGTTTACTTCTATCAAAAATGTTGAGGTTGTTTAAGGAAATAATATGGCTTCTATTCTAACAGATAATTCTAAGAAAAGCAATAAGCTGATTAACGAAGCTCTGTCTCCGTATATCGCAAAGGTCGAAAATATCGACAGAAATTCTCCAGATTATGAGAAATTTAAAAACTATCGTATCACCCAGATTGAGAATGGTATTTTAGATATTGGATCTCTTGCAGAAGTTTGTATGGAATCGCAGAACCCCGAAACACTGAAACGAGTTAAGGGTGCTCAGAACGGTTGGGATTTTGAAGATAACAGTGATGCTAAGACGAGCTCATTCGGTAGATACGACCATATGGTCGGCCATTTAGTATACGACCGTTATGAATGTAGCATTGTAAAGAAAAACAAAACAGGACTATTGAGGTGTATTATTGGAAACCCATTTAATGATACAGTCGTTTTCTTTCTGATTCCACATTCTGTGTATAGTCAGTTTAAACACAACAGCTTCAAAATCCGTTATAATCCATCTAAAAATGCTTATGGTAAATTTGAAGAATATCGTGTCGACACCTTTGAAGAATTATGTTCTGATTATGTTGCTCCGGTTTCTCGATATCAACAACACTCTCGGCCAGTTATTAATTGGAGCTTGACTTAATTTAGACAATACGGTATACTATTAATATGAATGTGAATAAAGATGTTTCGCCACTATATTCTCAGATGAAAGCGTATATTACAATTGGACTTCCTGCGTCTGGTAAGTCGACTTGGGCAAAAGAATTCTGTGACACTAACTCGATTACTCGAGTTAATAACGACGAAATTCGCAATCATCTATATCTACAACAAGGCCATAGAAATTGGTCTCGAAAATTAGAGTCGGTCGTTCATTCAACCCGAGAAATCATGATCGCCGATCTTGCTATTACTTGTGCTGATGTGGTGATTGATAATACACATCTGAATCCAAAAACACTGAATGAAACGATCTCCTTCTGTGAGAGTGTGGGTTATAGTGTCGAATTAATTGATTTTAGACATGTTTCTCTTGAGGAATGTCTTAGACGTGATGCCTTGCGTGAAGGACACACTCAGGTTGGCGAGAAAGTTATTCTTGATATGTTCAATAAATTTTTGAAGACCCCAGCAGATCGTGATCTACCAGCTTGGGTTCCATCAAATCTTCCAGATTGTATTATCGTGGATATCGACGGAACTCTTGCGAAGATGAAAGATCGTGGGCCGTACGAAGAGGCTAAGGTCTATCAAGACGATGTCCGGAAACATGTTTTGTTCACGATTCTATCTATGATGAATTCGAATCCAGAATTGAAAGTATTTGTCTTTTCTGGAAGATCCGAGAAAGCTGTAAGCCCAACAGTAAAATGGCTCAATGATAAGTGCGGACTTGGTGTTGTAAATCATAAGAATTCCGATTTTATCTTTGATAATGAAATCGAATTGCATATGCGCAAAGAAGGCGACCGTCGTCGGGATTCTATTATCAAAAAAGAACTGTTTGACTTATATGTGAAAGAACGGTATAATATACTTGCGGTCTTTGACGATAGGCCACAAGTGATTCGCGAATGTTGGAAAGCACTCAATCTTCCCATTTTCATGTGTGGGATGATAGATGTTGAATTTTAATTAAAATGAGGATAACTAATAAATGACAAAGATGACACTAAATGAAATGACGCAGAAAGAACGAGTATTGCATATTCTAACTCGCCAAAATCGACAGAATACTCTGACTGTCCGTCAAGCAAGGAAGGACCATAATATTGCTAATGTTCGAGCAGTAGTTTCTAGTTTGCGACGGGATGGTTTCGAAATCCAAACCCGATTTAAGACTAATCGAGATGGTGCCGTAGAATTATTCTACGCACTATAAATAAAAACTGATGGGGCGAAAGCCCCATTTTTACATTAAATTAATATATGCTATTGAAAACCATAATGAATTCCAAAATTTCAGATACAATGATTAATCAGATCATTCTAGATCCGAAAGGAATCGCGATGATGATGAATATTTCATTTTTAATCAATATCTTCATGTTCGTTGTTTCGATTTTATCAGTATCATATCTGTGTGTTGTCCGCCCGGAAAATCCTCTTTTCTATTTCTTGCCGGCATTTCTAGTTGTTTTCTATTTCAAAACAATCTTCGCATACAGAGAATATTTCGTGGTATTCATTGATGCATTTAATTTGCAATATGATATCTTAAAAAAGATTTCTACTATGAGTGATGAAGAACAAGAATCGTTTTTCTTTGGAATAGATAAAGATATAAAGAACAAATTTCTTTCGTATAAAAAGGAGACTTCTGATGAAGAAAACTGATTTAAAACTTCTCATCGAGAATCAGAGAAAGATTGTAGTCTCATTAGAGTATTACTTCCTAGCATCTGGTTATCTTCCTTCTAAAGACGAACCTCTACAACATCATTTACATAATCTCTGGGCGATAACAGAATTAATTGGCGAATCTTTCGATTTAGATTTAATCAGTTTACCAGAAATTATTAAAGAAGGGCAACTCCAGAATGGTATAAATAATATGCATCGGATGGGAAAACATGATGACAAAAATACAATTAACTGATTGCGCAAAATTCAAGGATACTAATGTCTTTTGCATCCTGGTCTTTGGTGACACAACTTCTGTTTTGACAAAGACACTTTTTACATTGATGACTTCTTTCGAAGTTCCAGTTCGTGTTATCGATACTGAAGAAAATCTTCTTACATATTCTGAATTCAGAATTAGAACCACACCTTCCGTCCACATTTATAAGAATTCTGAAATTGTTGGTAATTTTTCTCTTCCTATAGATATTGAAGGAGTGAAACAATGTTTGAAAACTTAAACAAGATCTCGGTAATATTAAAGAATTTAAGTATTGTCGCATTCTTTTGCGCTAGTATCTTCTTATTGGTGAAAATTTCTGCCACAGTCAACACTGTTGAAAATGAATTCTTACAAACTAATAATATGATTCGAACGGAAATTCCCATACTCCGTGAAGAATTGATGCAGACTGCAAATAATACCATTACTAAGATTGATAAACGTATCTACTCAGTAGAGAAAGCTCTATTTTCAAGAATCGATGTTATCGAAAATAAAACTTTTAAATCTATCGATCGATTACAATCGAATATAGATAATTTAACAGAAGAATCTATCGCTCTGTCAAAAGATTACAGAACTATTCCTGTAAGTCTTAATACATTTATGACACCCATTAATTCTAAGATGTCTTGTAAATTTAATGATTCGTGTTGGCCTAATCTATTCACTGATGTGTTAATAGATACAAGGAATACAGCAAGAACTGCTTCCAGTTCTTTTATTTTGTTTAACAGAGAAATTCCTAAGATTACTTCTGACATCAATAAATTATCCACATCGTTTTCAGTTGGACTTCCAACTATTATAGACAATACATCAAAAGTCACAGACAACATTAACAGACTAACGAAACCAAAATGGTACGATCGTCTCATCGGCGCAGGTGTGAACGGATCCATGATATGGTTCAATATCAATCGCGCAAAATAAATATAAATATTAACAGGAGATATTTAAAAATATGAAATGGATAAAGAATGTATTCAATTCTGCAAGCAGTTTTTTTGGAAAGCTTTTCGATACCGATTCGGACGGATTTCTAGTTCTAATCGAAAAGATTTCGCCACTCGTGAATAAAGCGTATCCAATTGTGAAGAAGATTGCAGCACTGACCCCAAATAAAACAGATGATGCTATTCTAGCTGCATATGAATCAATGGGATTTATTGGTGTATTTGAAGCAGGATCAGACAAGAGTCTGGCTCTTCGCGATCTAGCTAAGAAGGCACTCACTGCTGCGCATCCCGATCCAGTTGCTGATTATTTAGCACATGCTGCTATTGAATTAGCTTATTCCAAATTTAAAGAAACTTCGAAAAAGAATGAATAATTGGACTAAATTTCTGCGGTCCATAGAAAGTGAAGGAGGATCTGTATTAATATTGATCCTCCTGATCATTATCTTTGCTGCATTTGTGAAATTAGGATTCAAGGATGTAGAGTCGCAGCTGTATTTTATTCTAGGTGCACTTGTTGGAATGTTGAAATCGCGAGGAATGCATGCAGCGGATAAAGATCCCAAAGAACCAATCATTGATCCTGATTCTTCCAAGAAACCTTAGTTAAATTTCCATCCAAAATTCGATATTGACTTTTTTTGTTGGAATACGGTATAATAGATGTGTAGGGAGAATTAATTATGAGTGCATTGCAATATTATAAAATATACGATGATGTCGTTGATCCGAATTATGCGACAGAATCATCTGCTTGTTTTGATATCAGGTCTTATCTGAAAAATGGTAATAGGGTCCGATGTTACACTCCATCAAACAGAGAAATTTCGGTCGCAGTTACGGAGAATGCAGTCACGATCAAGCCAGGTGACAGAATGTTGATTCCAACAGGTCTAATCTTCGATATTCCGAAGGATTATTCTGTTAGGATTCATATTCGCTCTTCCGTGGCATTAAAACAAGGTTTATTTCTTGCCAATTCAGAAGGAATAGTTGATTCTGATTATTTCCATGAAACATTTGTAATCTTAGCGAATAAGAGTAATAATACAGTTTCGATTAAAGATGGTGAGAGAATTGCGCAAGGTGAACTTGTTAAGATAGAGTCATCCCTGTTAACTCGAACTTTAGTGAAACCAGAACAGTCAACCGACAGAGTCGGTGGAATTGGTTCTACAGGTAAATAATAATGATTTTAAATCGTGATGAATGTTTAGATTTTGATGATGTTATGATCGAACCCAAGATTACTCAGATCTCTTCAAGATCTGAAGTGGATCTTGAATATGTCTATGTTAGACCTTATGATGATAAAAAGATTTCCTGGAAAGGAATCCCTATCATTACGGCAAATATGGATAAAATTGGGACACTTAAAGTTTCACGAGTCTTATCAGAATATAAGATTTTGACTTTTTTACATAAATATCACACTGTAGATGATTTGAGAGGAAATGATTATGATTCTGAATATATTGGCATTTCTGCTGGGATTTCTCCTAGTGAATTTGAGAATGTTACACAAATATTAGCTTACAATCCAAACATTAAATTTATTTGTTTAGATGTTGCTAATGGATATATGTCTACCTTCCATGAAGTAGTTAAGAAGTATGCAATCAGCTTTCCGGATGTCTTCATAGTTGCAGGTAATGTTGTCGAACATTACGGTTCCGAAGCTCTGAAGCGATCAGGTGCAGACTTAATTAAATGTGGTATTGGATCTGGTGCTGTGTGCACAACAAGAGCAAAAACTGGAGTCGGTTTACCACAGTTTTCTTGTATCGAAAAATGCACCAAACATATGGGCAGTTATCCATTCCGCATGGATATTATTTCTGATGGTGGTTGCAAGACACCGGGAGATATCGCGAAAGCTTTCGGAGCTGGAGCTAAGTTTGTTATGATCGGTGGAATGCTTGCCGGACATGATGAAACTGGAACTGAATTTTATGGTATGTCTTCTGATGAAGCAATGAAGGCATATTCCGATGGGCCGAGTTCGTATAGAACATCAGAAGGAAAGAGAGTTAATATAGAATCAAAAGGACCTCTTGTAAATACAATTAAAGATATTCTCGGTGGTCTCAGATCTGCTCTTTCGTATACAAATTCCAAAACTATGGCAGATTTCATTGGAAAACAGACATTTAATGTAGTTCGACGACAGATGAATAATTTATTTGATTAATTATGAAAAAGATCTTCAATGACTTAGTATCATGGGCTTTTAACGAATACGATATTGAAGTTCAGATTGACTCCACATATTATGAGTTTGCACAAACGAAAGAAGAAGATAGAATTGTAAATGGTATTGCAGGTGCCGATGGTTATATTACTCTCTATGTAGATCGAAAAAACATAGAGGCCTCTTGGGACAAATTAACTTCTATGTTAATACACGAAATAGGTCATGTTATTCTATTTCAAGAAGATAAATGTTGGCATACAGAAAAACAAGCTTGGATTTGTGGAATACAAACAGTTCCAAAGAAATTTCACCCGAAAGATCTGGGCATCCATTGTCAGGAATGTCTGGAAACTTACAATTATGTCCGATTTGGTTGGATTTCTAAGGCAATACTTTGAATATCTGTATTTTATAAATAGATATATATCCTACAATTATAGCTATAGGGATCAAGGAGAAATATCACATGCCACTATGGGGAAATAAAGAAGTAAAATTTCTATCAGGAACATCAGTTAACACAATCGGTGCAACAGGTGTAACTTTAATCGGCTCAACAGGCGCATTATTTTTATCAGAAGTCAGATCTGGAGATCTATTCGTACAAGGGCCAACTTCGCAGAAAGCTGAAGTCCTTACTGTAAATTCTAATTTTTCTATTACATTGGCCAGTGCAATATATCTAGCAGCCGGTTCAACTGGATTTTTCGTTTCTGAGATGCCAAAATATCTTTCTGAAACAGAAAAGAAGACACAAACATTCGGTGTAGATACAAAAGAAATGGGCGCAACTGGACCCACAGGTACCAAAATCAATCCAGGTCCAGGACATGCTGGATGGGTTAAAGTTGTTCAACAATCAGGATATGTTTCATCAGTTTCGTTAAACACAACTGGTGCTACTGGATATAATCCAGCTGTTCTTCCAAATGTTAGTTTTTCTGGAACAGGTGGTGCTTCTGGTGTTGCTGTTGTTTCTTCTGCTGGGGCTGTTACATCGGTTACAGTAACAAATGCTGGTTCTTACACAACTACTGCGCCAACTGTTACAATCGGTTCTACCGGGGCAACTGGTGTAGTCGGAACAGTTATCATGGGTGGAAGATTTAATCGTAAGATTCATGAAACTTTAGTTGCTTTGCGTGTTCCTGCGGCGACAATGGGTGACGCTGAAGATACGATCTTCCCAGACGCATAATTGATAACCAAGGGGAACTTCACGGTTCCCCTTTTATTAGGATAATTTATGATTGAAATATGTAAAATTCTATTTATGTTGATAATTGTTTGGATTGTAGCATACGTTCTTGATTTAATTGGAAAACGAACGAATCTATTTTAAATGCTTGCTAATTTATTGTAAATAAGGTATAATAAATATATGTGGAATGCCTAATTGGATTCCATAATATAACTCGCTTTAAATAGGAGACAATGATGACAATCAGACGAATTAACTTAGATAATTTAGACGCAACACTTCCACCACCCCTCTTTTCTTATAATGATGTAACTTCCTTCTGGACTCAGGAAGCCAAATTAAATGGTTCATTTCCACCATATAATCTTTCAAAGAATTCAGATTCAACAGCCTTCAATCTTAAATTAGCGATTGCCGGATTCGGTCCAGAAGACATTTCTGTATCCGTTGAAGATAATCATCTAATTATCAAAGGGGATGCTGAGACTCTGACTCTTGATACAGGCAATACTTATGTTCATAAGGGAATTGCTGAGAGATCGTTTACAAGATCTTTCACATTAGGGGATTATGTTGAGGTGAAAGATGTATCTTATAAAAATGGTATTCTAGATGTCTATATGGAACTAGTCTTACCAGAACATAAGAAACCGAAACAGTTTCAAATTACAAATAAGTAAAAAAATGGGGAACTCCGGTTCCCCAAAATTAATCTATAACAGGTATTGAATACATGAAAATTTTGAAATTTGGCGCCGAATGGTGTGCCGCTTGTAAAGCTCTAGAACCCATTATTACTGATTTAATCACTCAAAATTTGGATCATGAATTTATTTCAATCGATGTTGATGATCCTGACTCTTCGGAAATAACACAACAATATAAGATTAAATCGATTCCAACAACCATTTTTGCGAATCGTCGTGACGAAGAATTGTTCAGATTTACTGGTGTAAAGAAGAAGAATCAGATCCAGGAATATATTGACGAGCTGTCGTAAATGACTGACAAGGAAAAAAAATATACAAATATGAAGAACTTCTACATACGATACAAATGTATGCAGAAGTAAATATGGATAACGAGAAATTATCTAATATTATAAGTAATATTTGTAGATGGTCGTACGTTCACAGAATAGGCAACGGCGAATTAAGTGAGGAACAGCAAAATGATTACATTAGAAAAGCTTTCGACAAATTACTCGAAATTAAAAGAAAAAATTGAAGACATTATTTTAGATGTTATTGCTGAGTACAAGAACATAGCTGACTGGTGTGCATACAGGACTGTGCGAAAATATCACATTGTTGATACGAAATTGAAACCTGGTTATCATGAATCTGATACACTTATCATGCACTCAGTTTTTTCGATTCTAGTAGATTTTGTAGAGATGCAAAAAGCTTGGATGCATGTAATCTGTGATGATGATTTATATTGCAAATTATCATGGTTTGAAAGAAAATTTCGATATCAAAATTTCCGTTCTGCCCAATATGGTATTGCTTATCTAAACTGGGAAATAACCGAAACTAATGCAAGACAATCGGAAGCTGCACAAGAAATCTTAGATCTATACACTTGGTGGACAGTAACACGTCCACAAAGAGTAGATCCTGCCGTCTTATGTGGTTATAATGATGTGTTTACTGATAGTCTAACATCTGCAGAGAGGTTAACTAAATTATCACCAATACTTAGAAATATGAACAAGATTGAAGATAAGTATGAAAAGGAAGACGAGAAGATGATGATTCGTCTGATTAAAGTGAGGATATCACTGTGGACGTAACTAATTTAGAAGAATCCATTTATGAGAGACCGCTGTCTGTAAGCGGAGATCTATTAGTTGGGACAACATATTTAAAGGTCAACAATAATTCCCATTGTGAATGGGCCAGATTAAAGGATGATTTCAAAACCTTGATCATTAATCCTGATAATATGTCTTCAGATATTAATATAATTATTCAGATCAGAGAAAAAGAATATTCGATTACCCGAGAACAAATTAAGTCCCTTGTGGATAAAATATGACAAAAGAATTAATGGATCCAATTTTAAAAGCTTTCGTTACTTGCGGAATAGATAATATCTATCTACAGAAAGCTATCCTTGCTAATATAGAAAAAGAGTGTGGAGGAATTCCTTCTGCGGAAAATCTAAATTATTCTAAAACTTCTAATACAAGAATTAGATCTATTTTTGGTTCCAGAGTTGCGTCTTTTTCTGAAGAAGAACTTAATAATGTAAAGAAAACACCAGAATCATTTGCAGAAGTTGTTTATGGTGCCAAGACTACTGTTGGACGATCGATGGGTAATCTGGAACCTGGTGATGGATGGAAATATCGTGGGAGAGGATATATCCAATTAACTGGAAAGGCTAATTATTCATCAAATGGAAAAGCTAATGGTTTCGATTTAATCAATAATCCAGATATTCTGGTTAATGATAGAATATCTTCTGCTATTGTTTCTGTTAACTTTGTTAAGCGAGGATTGGCTAAAGTAATCACTTTTGATTCACAAGAATCAGCTAATCGAGCTGTCACACAAGTAATCGGTGGACGAGGATTAAATCTCGATTCGGGGTACGGCGCAGAATTGCTCGCAAAAGTAGACAAGTTTGCGACAGATATAAACTTTTCATGAAATATTGCGTCAATGCGTTGATTATGTCAGATCTGCATTTGGGTACACATGCATGCAATGCAGATCTGATTATTTCTGTACTTAAATATTTTGATGCCAAGATTATAATCTTAAATGGCGACGTCATAGATTTCTGGCAACTTAGTAACACAAGATCATGGAAAAAAGAACATAATGATATCTTAAGGATACTATTTAAAATAGCCAGAGATGGAAAAACCATAATATATTGTACTGGTAATCATGACGAAATCTTAAGAGATTTCAGTCCATTTTCTTTAGACAATATTCACGTTGTTGATCGATATGAATATATTTCAGAAGTCAATAGAATACTGATCGTGCATGGTGACGCATTCGATTTTGTTATCAAATCTAATAAATGGTTGGCCAAAATTGGATCCATTGCATACGATTTTCTGATTATTGTTAATAGATATTTCAATAAGTTTAGAAAAGCCATTGGATTAGATTATTGGTCTCTTTCAAAATATCTCAAAACAGAAACCAAAAAGAGAATTGGGATCCTACATCAATTCGATAAATTAGTTGTGGCTTATGCAAAAGAAGAAGGTTTCGATAAGGTATGTGTTGGCCACATACACATACCAGAATCCAGGATGATCGAAGGTGTGCAATACATAAACACTGGAGATATGTGTGAAACAGGTTCGTTTTTAATTGAAACACTTGACGGTCGCTTGCAATTGATAACGGATTTCGAACAGTTTAAACGTAAATTGTAAGAGTTGCTTTTTTTGTTACGATAAGGTATAATAGTTACTATGGATAAAATTTATACGAATATTCAGTCCTGGGGAAATACGCTGTATGTTCGATATCTTGAGAATGGTAAAAAATCACAAGAACGGATAACCGATTTTCATCCTCGTGTCTGGATTCCTGCGTCGACAGTATCAACGCAGACGGATTATAAGAATCTACAAGATTATCCTGTAATCGAGTTTGATGCAGGGAATATTAAAGAAACTCGTGATTTCATCGAACGAAACAGGGGTGTAGGAAATTTTGCTGTGTATGGCAATATACAACCTCAATATCAGTGGATTTCACAAAATTGTACTGGGTCTATTCCTTGGAAGACATCAGATATTGTAGTTGCTTATATCGATATTGAATGTACTTGTGAGAATGGGTTTCCTTCTATCTCTGATGCGGCTGAAGAGATTAATGCCATCACTATTAAGTTCTCTAATCTAGAAAAAAAGATCGTTCTTGGCTTTGATCATTTTTCTGGTGAGATTGACAATGCAATCTATATTCCTTGTGAGACAGAAGAAATTCTTCTAGATAAATTCTTGAAGGTTTGGAAATCTAATTATCCCGATATTGTTTCCGGATGGCACGTTAAATTCTTCGATATTCCTTATCTAATTAATAGAATTAGCCGTGTATTTGGTGAATCGAAAACAAAATGTATTTCTCCTTGGAATATTCTTCGTGAAGAAACCATCGAGATAATGGGTAAGAAAGTTCAGACATATGATATGTTTGGTATCGCAATTCTAGATTATTTAGATCTATACAAGAAATTCACTTATTCTGCGCAAGAGAGTTACAAATTAGATTACATTGCTTCTGTTGAATTGGGTGAGAAGAAGCTAGATTATTCGGAACACGGTTCTCTTCATCTCCTGTATAAAGAAGATTATAATAAATTCATCCAATACAATGCGAAAGACGTAGATCTTGTTGTCTCGCTCGAGAATAAGATGAAATTAATTGAATTAGCCATGACAATGGCTTATGATGCTAAAGTTAATTTCGATGATGTTTTCTCTCAGGTAAGAATGTGGGATGTGATTATCTATAATCATCTCTTATCAAAAGGATACGTTATCCCTGATAGGCAGGAATCTAGAAAGGAAGAAATTGAAGGAGCTTATGTAAAAGAACCGAAACCTGGATTCTATAACTGGGTCGTGTCATTCGATTTACAATCTCTATATCCCCATTTAATCATGGGTGGTAATTTCTCTCCTGATACTATCGTAGATAAAATTATTCCTGGTGTATCTGTTGATCGCTTATTGACAAAATCTGTAGATCTCACTAATCTGACAGAAAACAATTATTCTATGTCGGCCACTGGCCAGTTATATACACGTGATAAATATGGCTTCCTTGCCGAGCTTATGTCATGGATGTTCGAACAACGAAAAATCTATAAAACTAAGATGATTCAAGCAGAGAAAGATCTGGAAGAAGCAAAGAAGACTGGCCAGGATACATCACAAATTATTAATGATATTTCTAAGTATAAGAATCTTCAGATGGCCAAGAAGATTGCGTTGAATTCAGCTTATGGAGCAATTTGCAATCGCTACTGTAGATATTCTGATAAAAGAATAGCAGAATCGATTACTATTACTGGTCAACTAGCTATCCGTTGGATTTCAAATAGATTAAATGAGTATTTACAGAATCTATTGAAAACTAGAAAGGATTATGTGATAGCTGCTGATACAGACTCGTGTATTTTAAATCTTGAAGATGTTGTTACTAAATTCTTCCCAAATAAAACAAAAGAACAGATTATTGATCTGATTGATGAGACTTGTCAAGTTAAATTGCAAAAAGTAATTAATGATTCATACGAAGATCTAGCAGTTTATTTAAATTCATATTCACAAAAAATGATTATGAAAAGAGAAGCTATCGCCGATCGTGGTATCTGGACTGCAAAGAAGAGATATATCTTATCTGTATATGATTCTGAAGGAGTTAGATATACAGAACCGAAATTAAAGATTATGGGTATTGAAGCGATTAAATCATCAACTCCCAAATTTTGTCGAGATAAGATTAAAGAAGCAATTAAGATTATCATGACTGGTAATCAAAAAGATTTACATAATTATATGGATAAAATCAAGGAGATGTTTTTAACACTTCCTCCCGAAGATATCGCATTTCCTAGAGGAGTTAATAATCTATCAACATACTCTTCTAATATTTCAATATACACAAAAGGAACTCCAATTCATGTAAGAGGGTCGCTTCTATTCAATAATCTATTGAAGAAAAATGATCTACTTAAATCTTATACACAAATTCATGAAGGTGAGAAGATTAAGTTTTTGTATCTGAAAGAACCGAATCCTATTCGTGAGAATGTTATTTCTTTTAATTCAATTTTACCACATGAGTTTGGATTACACAAATACATAGATTATAATCTTCAATTTCAGAAAACTTTCGTAGAACCAATTTCTACAATTTTAGAAGCTATTTCTTGGTCATCGGAAACGAAATCTACTCTAGATTCCTTCTTTGACTAAATATTATAAACAGGTAGCTCCTGTATCAAACAGCAAAAGGTAAACAACAAATGAATAAACTATTAGACAAGCTTCAGAAAGCTGGTTCGATTAAAAATGCAGAGATTCTTTCTGAATCTTCTTTCTTTAATGTGAAAGATTGCATTAGTACCGAACTACCGATTCTCAATATTGCATTTTCCGGAGAAATTGGTGGTGGATTAATTCCTGGGTTAACTGTGATTGCAGGACAATCTAAATCATACAAAACCCTATTATCTCTGTATTGTATGAAAGCTTATTTCGATAAGTACAAAGATTCAGTTGCGCTTCTTTATGATTCAGAATTTGGCATTACTCCTGAATATCTTACTATGAATGGGATTGACGCTTCTAGAATTATTCATATTCCAATCGAACATATCGAACAACTTAAATTTGATATTGTAAAGAGATTAAATGAAATTGTACGTGGTGATAAAGTATTCATCATGATCGATTCAATCGGATCGCTTTCTTCTAAAAAAGAAGTAGACGATGCCACTGATGAGAAGTCAGTAGCCGATATGACTCGTGCTAAATCTATCAGATCATTACTAAGAATTATTACACCACATCTTACGATGAAAGATATTCCGTGTCTTGCAGTGAATCACGTCTACCAGACAATGGAAATGTACAGTAAAGCAATTGTGGGTGGTGGTACTGCTGTTACATATTCCGCAAATCAAATCTTTATCGTCACAAGATCACAAGAAAAAGATGGAACTGACTTAGTTGGTTACAACTTCACAATCAACATCGAAAAATCTAGATTCGTTAAAGAAAAGAGTAAATTAACATTCAATGTAAAATTTGATGATGGGATCAACAAATACTCTGGCTTAATGGATATTGCTCTAGAATCAGGACATGTCATTAAACCGAAAGTTGGTTGGTATCAGAAACTAGGGGAAGAGAAGAATTATAGATTAGATAAAACTAACACTGCAGAATTTTGGAATCCTTTATTGGAAGATAGCTCGTTTAAAGATTTCGTTATCTATAAATTCAAACTAACTAGTAAAATTTTAGTTGAGGAAGAAGAATTTGTGGTAGAAGATTAGAGGTAACTTGAATGGCCAAGAAAAAAAGCATTAATGAAGAAAAGAATAAATCTTCGGATAACATTAAAGTAACATTTTTAATCACCGATCAGAAAAACGAACAATCAGATAAAATAGTATTTAAAATTGATGATGGCCCCTTTTCTGGATGTATTGTCAATATACAAGATTTTAAATTTTCAGATGAGAATTCTACAATAATGTTGTTTAATTATAATCTCGTTCATATTCCAGATGGAATCACGATTAACGATAAAAAAATCCAAAGCTTTATCAAGAAAGCTGTTGGAAATATATTACGGCATGCTGTAAGAAACAATTTTGAAGAAACATCAAATTGCGTTTATGTTGAAGAATAAATTTTGACTATTACAATGAATTAAGGTATAATATATATATGAATGTTGAACACCTGGTTTTAAAAAATCTATTACATAATGAAGAATTTGTACGATCTGTATTGCCATTCATAAAACAAGAATATTTTTCTGATTCTAATGATCGGGCAATATTTAATTTTATCAAAACATTCGTTAATGAATACAATAAACAAGCTACTCCAGAAGCCATTAAAATTTTGGCTTCTGAATCCAAAAAGATTAGGATTGAAGATGCAGAAGTAATCTCTAATTTATTGGATTCTTGGCATACTTCTGAATCCACAGAATTAGCTTTCTTGATTAATCAGACAGAAATCTTTTGTAAAGATAAAGCTCTGCATAATGCGATCTTAGATTCTATCAAAATCATCACTGATGTTAAAGACACTAGAGAAAAAGGATCAATTCCTGAGATCTTAAAAGAAGCACTTGCTATTACTTTTGATCCTTCAGTTGGCCATGATTTAGTTTGTGATGCTGAAACGAGATACGATTTCTATCATAAGAAAGAAGAAAGAATTCGTTTTGATATTCAGAATTTAAATTATATTACCGGAGGAGGAATCCCTCGTAAAACACTTAACATTATTGTAGCTGGTGTGAATGTTGGAAAATCACTTGCAATGTGTCATATGGCTTCTGCTAATATGATTAATGGCAAGAATGTGTTGTATATTACATGTGAAATGGCTGAAGAAAGAATTGCTGAAAGAATCGATGCCAATCTTCTAGATCTTTCGTTAGATACTTTGCGACAAGTAACAAAGAAACAATTTATGTCATTGATTGACAATCTAAAGAATAGAACTACTGGTAAATTGGTTATCAAGGAATACCCTACTGGTTCTGCGAACGTATCGCATTTTAGATATCTTCTACATGAACTTGCCATTAAGAAGAATTTTATCCCAGATATTATCTATATTGATTATTTGAATATCTGTTCTTCGTCAAGAATTAAAAATAACGGACTAGCTAATTCTTATACATTAGTTAAATCTATTGCTGAAGAAGTTCGTGGATTAGCTGTTGAGGCGAATCTACCAATTGTTACAGCAACACAATTTACAAGATCTGGCGCTTCTGATTCTGATGCTGATATGTCTGATATTGCAGAAAGTTTCGGAGTTGCCGCCACTGCCGATTTAGCAATTGCTCTGATTAATACTGAAGAATTAGAAACTCTTGGTCAATTAATGATTAAACAATTGAAGAATAGATATAATGATGTGACCAAGAATAAGAAATTCTTAGTTGGGATTGACAGAAGCAAGATGAGGCTTTTTGATATTGGGGATATTCAAATTGATGATAGTGATAGCGGTTTACATGATCCTTATAAAGATCATTCGTATGGTAAAACGCAGAGCTCTTCAGGTGGGTCTTCTTATAAGAAGAATTTTGACGGGTTTAAATTCTGATAAAATGAAAGGGAACCTTACGGTTCCCTGTAATTTAAACGTTCTACGAGAATATCTAAAACTTTTTCCGGTTGCATAATAGACAACCAATCTACTGCCGTATTAATCTTTCCAGATCTTCTCATATAGAAATATGAGTGTATTTGTAGATTGAAAGTTTTCTGAACAAAAAGAGCGAATTCTTTCTGAGTCTTATCAAGCCACTTTTCTTCTACGATATCAGAATCCCATTCAGCATCCAGGAGTTCCGCAGTCCTATCCAAATATATTTTAATATCATCGAATCTAATTTTAAGATCAGGAAAATAAGCAAATAATTCAGAATCTTCCCCAGTACGGATTAGCTCAATAATCCGGATATCATTGAGACAATTCTTAGAGTGATGAATTAAAACATATTTCTCAGATTTAACTTTGATCCGATTAAAGTTCTTATCAACAAGAACAAATCCTTCTTGTTGCGAAGGATCCAATTCTTTCGCCGCAATCAAGATCTCTTCGATGGTTGTCATGGGAAATGACCGGACAACATCAAAACACTCACGATATAAATTAACTGGAAACTCGACACCAGTTTCGTTATCACGAACACCGATAAGAGTTAATTTTCCATTATTGGATAACTGGGAGGTAACGATGCGATTATATTTTGATGTTAATTCGAATAGATAAGTGTTCCTAGGATCCAGATTTGCAGTTGCGGAATAAGCCTGCTTATGGAAAGTTTCCCAGAATAGCTCGGCGAAAGTGAATGGATGATCTCCCACAGTTCCATTGGCAGCAGGAGATCCTTTGGTGGCAACATTCCACTTACCAACATAATGATACAAGATCATTAATGATCCATCAATCTTCTCCTGCGCAACAAATGCGGACCAATCAAACGTGCCGCCATCAATGACGTCCTCACCCCAATTAAAGAAACGATCAAATGGGCGAGAGATTACTTTCCAGTCATTAGCACGATCAAGAATGATTCCACGAGATTCCCGAACCATCGGATGATCTTTAATTTTCGAAGAACTAATTTGATCATATGTGAATTGGTATAGATCTGGATAATCATTATGTTGTTTTGAGAAGATACCATATTCCGATGATAACTTCAACCGATCACCGTGATTATCTAACAGAAATTTCTGCAGTGTTAACATATTAATGTCCTAAAATTTTATTTAGTTTGTCAAAACATATCTACGAAAATTGTATTCTTATTATTTCTCATTTCTTCGACCCAGGTCAAAAATTCATAGATTGCGGATTGATTGTAATACCGATTTTCTGATCCGAAACGTACTGCGAGACTTTCCATTTCATCTACACATTGTTGAATCGGATCTGGTGAATTGATAATGCGTGAGGAGGTAGCCCAATTAAATTGAGGAATCGGAGCTTCTTCGATCATTTCTCCGAAGATAAGATCATTATCTGTCTGCGTGAAAAACTTAACATTCATGCTCATAATAGTAGTTCTAGAAAAGGCAACCGTTGAGTTCCCATTGATCTAATGTTTCTTCGATTTCAGAATCAGAATCAGAGTCGTCGTAATAAATTCCAAATAGATCATCTGGAAGATCTAAATCGATTAACTCGTTTTCGTGTTGATCACGATAATGTCTAGCCCAACGTTGCAGTCGGCGACATTCAAAACGCATAAAGAAATCGCCTCCGTCATATTTCTTGATCAATAGTACATTTACTGCATCGTCAATCGCCATCAAAAAAAGTTCACGATGATTTGTTGGATATTTCATATTAAAAATTTAGATCCTCTAGTTAATTCTTCTAGACAAAACACATGTTCAAATCGAATATTTAACATTCAAATATAGCTTCAAGAAAATCGTCAGCAAGGGCAAGATCCGGATACTTCTCAATTAACATCATTTTAATATCATAGTCGCCAGCGGAAAATTCATTCAGATCTTCAATACTGAGAAGAGCTAATGTCTTTTCAATTTTCTCAATCTGATCAAGATCGAACGATCTAGAAACTTCACGATTCTCCGCATCAGACCAAACCTTATAGGACTTCTTGACAGTTTGGGACTTCGTTTGACGGAGGTCTTCATCCGCACGAAGAAAATTAATCGCAGCGAGAAGAACGGGGCAATTCATTTTAGTGATAATAATCTTTTCCATAGAACCATTGTACCTTATTGGAACACCCAAAGCAAGGGAATCTCGAAACTATATTCTATTTAGTTTCAATCACTTGCACCAAGTCGTTGAAAACAAAGGAGATATAGTTTTGTGATCTCTGTGGACGATTTATTGCGATCCAACGTACCCTAGGACCTCCAAAGCCCACCGATTCGTTGCAGCTCATCTGGAGGATCGTGAGAGGATCGTGAGAACGATCAAGACCAAATTAACCAAGAATAAACTGTATCTCCTTCTGAATCAGTCACTTGCAAGGAGTCACTGAAAACAAAGGAGATATTCTTTCGAGGCCTCCTTGCTATTGATGTTCCACTAAGGTATAATGGTTCTATATGAAAAAGTTAACTGCTGACGAATATCGCCAACTTTCTCGTGGTCAGATTCAAGAGCGTGAGGATTCGTTCGATCGATGCGACACCGATGGATTTCTCTCTCAATGGGCTTCGGGTATCAATTCAAATCTGAATCTGAGATTAGCCGAATTGGCTGAAGCTGGATGGGTTTCTGAATTTCCTGGTCTTTTCGACATCAAAACTGGTGAGCGTGTTCAAGCAAAGATTATCTATGTCAAAGATCGGTTCTCTTATAATGGTGCTCTGAAGTCACTTTGGGCGATTATCGATCCCAAAACTGAAAAGTTCACTGGCGTCTTTCTTCCTGAAGGCGAAAATTCTCGAAAGCAGAAGAAACTAGGATTCTTTCAGAAGAAAGAAATCGCCCCTGCTTATGCCAAAATCGACGGCGTTGGTCGTGGTCTTTCCGGTTCGGTTTGGATTTCTGTGTATCGCACAGATGGTGGTTATCCCAAGGAGATGCGATCGGCGGTCACGACACGTGAAGAAGTTGTTGAATATATCATCCAGAATAAAACGGATAATCTTGAGTTGATTTCAACCTCGAATAAAGTTTCTTCCAACGGAAAGGACTATATTCAGATATCCTTCAAAAATGGAAATTGTGGGATTTTGCTCGATGTTTATGGGCCGAAGTTTATTCTTGGTAAACAAACCATCGATCGTTCTGCTCGACCCACATTTAATTCTATCGATGATACTCTTGAGTATATTAATCGGACCCGTGAATAGTCTTGCTTGATTAAACGAAAATGGAGTTATTATGTCTAATCTTAGTATCCCATACAGAATAATTAGATGGGCGATTTTTCGCCTGGAAATTTTATTACATCACACACCAGAAGATCGTGCTCTTGTAGAAGTTAGGGCAAATATCCAAGACAGAAAAGGGTGTGTCGACACACACCGTGCTGTAGTGAGTAATCTATTCGGAGAGTATTCTCAAGAACTGAGAGATATTAATACACTCATACGATTTCAAGAGTTTAAGAACAAGAGAAAAGATGGCCTGTAACAAAGATCATGATTACAACCGACCAGGGAATCAACAATCTAGAAATTCTGATGGATTTCATCCAACAAACTCTGTCCACAGAAATAAATTTTTTCCCATTCGGTGAGGATAATAACGAATTTCCTGTAGACGCTTGTGTGTTTCTGTGTGAAGGTTCACATGTTATTGACATTTATGTTGATGATATATCCTCTAATCTTGAGGCTATAATATCTTGTCTAATACATGAGATGGGTCATATTCTGTGTTATGAACAAGTTGGAAATAATCACACTGAACAGGACGCTTGGGACGCCGCAGTACTGGGTCTTCCGAAAGAATTAATCCCAGAAACATTCGAAGGAATTAAGGAATATTCTCTTTCAGAATATGATGAAATAGAAGAGGATAGTAATCGACATCCCAATTTATTCAATATTTTATATAATTTCCTGAATTATAAATAATATTTGTTGAGTGATGATCTAGACTGAAAGCTTCTTGGACGGGAGTTCGACTCTCCCCTCATCCACCAAAAGTACATTCGATACGAGAGTGTATTTTTGATGGGTGAGCAATTGGTTTCGACAGGATGAACTAGGAACAGGGAATTCAACCAGTAGACGACTACTGTAACAAGCGTAAACTATAACTGTCAATACAAATGTAATGGCAATGAGTGCCGCAGCTTAGGCTGTAACACTCGGGGGAATTATCCCTTGCAACAGAAAATAATTGAAAAATGGAGGGACCCAAATCCCTCCATTTTCACATTTGAAATACAAGACTGATTATAGTAGCAATTTAAAGCTAAATATATGTGTTCTTATGTAATTTAAAGAGACGTGAACCATGAAACCCACCCCACTAATATTAATCGCACATAAAGATTCAAAAGTACACCACCCAAATGCTTGTCATATTGGTTTAGGTGTAACAGCCAATAACACAGCCAATTTCTTAAACAAATATAACATTCCAGCGATAGCAGTATCTGTAATTGATGGATATGATCTTAGGGATGGATTGATAGATAATAGATGGGGAAACGTGACACATGTTGTTATGTGTGCGCCATTTTTTGATACACAATTCTTACATAATTTATGTTTAAAATTTCCAGATATAAGATTTACAATAACATATCACTCTAATGCTGGATTTCTTGGTGTTGATCAATGGGCAATGGGTGTTATCGGGGAACAGATAACAGAACAATCATTATGCTCAAATTTTAATGTTTCCGTTAACAGTAAGAAATTCGCTAATGTCTTGAATAAGATATACGACACTCAACCTATAAATGTATTGCCCAATTTGTATACATTAAATTCAAATACCATTTATCCTGTTAAGAAGAAGTGGACGAATAGAAAGATTCTTAAGATTGGTACTTTTTGTGCAATCAGATCTCTTAAAAATATTCCAACAGCAGCATTTGCGGCCGCAATATTATGTAAGAAATATGGAATTACAGTAGAATTTTGTATTATGAAAGGAAGAGAAGAAGACATATTAGCAGAAAAGATTGTCAACGGAATAGAGAGATTATTTTCTCATATTCCTAATCTAAGATTGGTACAATACGGGTGGCGTGAATGGAATGCATTTAGGGATGAAGTTGTGTCTGAGATGGATATTCTAATTCAGACTTCTTTCACAGAAAGTTTTAATATTGTGACAGCTGATGGTATTTATTGTGGTATTCCTTCTGTTGTTGGTGAAGCTATTGATTGGATTCCAAATTATTGGAAAGCAAATGTTGATGATGCAGCTGATGTTGCGAGAGTAGCAGAAAAATTAATGTTTACTGATTCTACATCAGACGACGGGTATGCGAAATTAGTCGATCATAATAATGAAGCATTAGAATTATGGAAGGCTTGGATTACACCTCCTCACCCAGAAAAGAAGAATTGTTATATTAAGAAATTCTTTGGAAAGCTTAAAAATATATTTTCATGAATCATCCATTGTCCAGAAGACTTACTAAGAATTATATACAGAAGTTCTGATTAGAAGAGCATTACTCTTAGCAACAGAAAATAATTGATGGTGTCGCTTCGGTGACACCATTCACGCATTAATACAATAAATAAATTTAGGAGGAATAATTACATGATCCTAAATTCTAAAAATCTTTCCGGAAAAGCAAAAGAACTGCAAGATCGCTTGAATTCTGTTGTTGTAGGTCAAGAAGAAGCTGTTAAAGAATTAGCAATTACTACACAAAAATTCTTCCATGGTCTATCTGATCCTAAGAAACCAATTACATCATTATTCTTTGCGGGAAAAACTGGTTGCGGTAAAACCAAAGTTGCAGAAGAATTGGCAAAGTTTTTTGGTATAACTAAATTCATGAAAGTTAATTGTGGTGAATTCCAACAATCTCATGAGATCGCCAAATTGATAGGTTCTCCTCCTGGTTATATTGGACACTCAGAAACTAAAGCTTTCTTCAATAAGAAAGATGTAGAAGGACATTCACCAAATATAATATTATTTGATGAAGTCGAAAAGGCTACAGATTCTCTGTTCCATTTACTCCTCTCTATCTTAGATAAGGGTGAGATTAAATTAGGAAATAATGATGTAGTAGATTTTAAAAATTGTTTTATTATCTTCACTTCAAATATTGGTGTAGAAGAAACAAAAAATAGATCTAAGAGAATAGGTTTCTTAGATAATAAGATTGGTGAAGGTGAAGAAGACCTCCTATTGAATAAATCTATGAAATCTAAATTTCGTCCAGAATTTATCAATAGAATCGATTCTACCATACGTTTTAACACTCTATCAAAAGATCATATGAAGAAAATTCTTGAGTTAGAATTATCCAAAATTCAATATAGAATTATGTCTTCTAAAATTATTAAAAAGAAGATCTATTTTGTTATGAATGCAGAAACGAAAAACTGGATAATCGATGAAGGATTTTCAGAAGAATTTGGTGCTAGAAATCTTAAGAGGATTATATCTAAGGCAATAGAAATACCTCTCTCATGTGTCCTCGGAGACGGACAACTTGAATCGGGAGATGTTATTGAGATTAAAAAAATAGAAGGTGAAGAAGACCTTGTCTTCGAGAAAGCTCTGTTCAAGCGTTCCAATAATAAAATTCTATCATTAGAATACTAATCCACAGTTATTTTTGTGAAACCAGCGACTTTCGTGAATCTCAATATTCTGTCAAACTTATCTGTTATGTCCATTTTATGAGAAATAACGAAAGTGTTGGTTTCATCTTTACTAGATGTCAAGATTTTCAAGAATTCGTCTATTCCCAATGAATCCAGTGATGAATCAAGAATCTCATCCAGGAGCAACAGATTAGTATTTGCTGCATTCTTCATCTTAGAAATTTCTCTCCAAGTAAACAGGATTGCAAGATCAATTCTCAGCTTCTCCCCTTCAGAAAATGAATGATACGTGAACGATTCCTTAGTTTTATTCTTAATCACTTCATCGAAATTTTCATCTAATGTGAAACTAACATAGAATTCCATTAATTGTAGATACTTGTTGATAATCTTATTCATTACAGGAAGATAATGGCGAATAATCTTAGTCTTGATTCCATCATCTTTCAATAGAATTGAAGCTATGGACTGTAGATGTTGTTTAGACAAACAAACATTGCGCTCTTCAGTTAGATTATCTAGTTCCTTCTTGATTAGAGAAGAATCTTCTTGAATCTTTCGCAAATCTTCTTGTTTCTTATTATGAAGATCTTTTATTTGCTTTGATAATTTTTTAATATATGCGTTGATAGAAGTCGTCTCGAATTCTTTCTGGGCAATTTCAATTTTTCTTGTTTTAACAACTTCTAGACTTTCATTAATAACATCTATTTCCCTAGAGATAATAGACATTTCAGTAGTACAAGAATCTAATGTTTTGGTATACTTTAATAGATCTGTATTATGATTCTGAAGACTTTCTTGTTTAAAAGATTCTGGGATAGATTGTGTACACGTTGGACAATTATCATTAAGGTTAAAGAACCGAATCTCTTTATTCAAGTTCTTCATCTTTTCTTTAAATGTTGCCGAGTATTGTGATAATTGTGATATCTTCTCAGTAAGTTTAGATAATTTAGAATCATTAATAATGATCTCTTGTATCTGATTCTGTAGGTCTTTAATCGATTCTTCTTTTGAAGATAATTGTAAGGTATTCCGTTGTATTTCTTTTTCGATTTCTAAGATTTGATTATCTAGATTTGACGAAGAATCTGTTAACAGATTCGTGTGAATCTTAATCTTCTCTTTTGTGAGATCTAAACGATATGATGCGTGTGTCAGATCTTCTTTTGTTTTCGATATCTTTGACTTGAGAATAACATTCATCTTAGAGAAAATATCAATGTCCAAAAGATTCTCTACAATATTCCTTCTGTCGAATGGTGATAACTTCATGAACGGCATGTAAGTTGAACTTCCAATAACAATAATTTGTGTGAATGTTTTGTAATTCATCTTCAAGATATTTGTTTCAAGGAACTCTTGATAGTCTTTAGACATAGCATCTTGATTTAATAATTTCTTATTCTCAAAGATCTCAAAGATATTCGGTTTCATACCACGTCTGACTAGATATGAATCCGAATTGATTGTGAAAGTAATCTCAATTAAAAGATCAGAATTATTAGTTGAGTTAATGAGCTGCGGTTTATTAATTTTTCTGAACGGTTTACCATAGAGAACAAATGTCAGGGCATCAAGGATAGAACTTTTACCTTCCCCATTTTTTCCAATGCAGATATTAGTTTTAGAAGAATTCAAAACAACTTCGTTGAATGTATTACCAGTAGATAAGATATTCTTGTATTTAATTTTTTCAAAGACGATCATGATTTAACAGCCTCGATATATAGATCTGATAAGAGTATCTCTAGCTCTTTAATTTTATCTTCATCTGGAATCAAATCTGTGTAATCAGATATAGAATTCTTCAATAGAGTTAATGTATCTTCAGATAAATCTGCAACTTCTTCAGAAGATTCAATTTCTAGATATTGTTCTGCATAGATAACTGATTGTGGATTAGATTCTGTTAATCTATCACAATATCTATCGAAAAATAATGGATTCGTTTTCGATTTAATCAAGACTTTTACGAATGTCTTTTCATATGACTTATAGCGAGTATCAGAGTACAGAACATCTTGAAGCTTCTGCGCAGAAGAATCATCATAATATAATTTATAGAATAATTTATAAGGGTTCTCAATAAAAGTCAACTCAGTTGTTTCTGTATCTAAGATATGAAATCCTTTCACATCATCAACATCATTGAACATTAAATCCCAAGGACACCCTAGATAATAGATATTAGAAGAATTGTTTTTTGCATGAAAGTGACCAGATAAGACTAGATCATAATTATAGAAGATATCTGAAGAGAGACCATGATCGCAGACAGCTCCCTTGAACATGGTGTATCCTTTAACTTCAAGATGACCAAGAAGGATATTTGCTTTCGATTTAGATATCGTCTCTAGAACTTCTTTCTGTCTATCTTCTGTAATCCATGGAACATAGATTAGATTATCTTCTTCATAAACATCGTCGAAAATTCGAATATTGTCATAATCACTTAATAGAAGATCAGGGGAATTAATGTCATTTGTATTCTTGAAATAAGTATCATGATTGCCTATGATAATATCCATAGTCGCAACTTCTGCAATTCTATCGAAGAATGAAGACCTGGCCCAAGTCAAGGTGTTGAAGTTTACGAATTTCCTGCGATCAAACGTGTCACCAAGATGGATAATCTTGTCAATTCCTTTTTGTTTCAATGTTGGAAAGAAAATATTATCTAAGAAGCGATCGAAATATTCGTAGAACAGAGGCGAATCATTTTTAATACCAAAATGTGTGTCCGTGATCAAAGCTACTAACATTTATTCCATGAACTCCTCTAACTTTGTTAGATTCTGAATCACTTCTTTGATTTTCTTTCTTCTTAATTGCCTTTCTTCATATTTCTGGATAATATGATGAGTATTCTCATTTAAAACTGATTTATTGAGATTAACGAATTTCTTTGATTCCATCTTATGATCTGTGAACAGAGGAGAAGCTTCTAAAGACTTAAATTTAACGTATGTCTCAGTGGACTCCTGTTCAATTCTTCGTAAGAAGGCATACCAAATAATCTTAGAGAAATATCCGAATGGATTCTTTGAAAGCTTCTCATTAAAGTTATGAAGATAAAGAAGGCAATTCTGAATTGCGTCACCTATCATATCTTCTTTAAAAGTGTATCCAGAAAAATTCGGTCTCTTTGCAATATTCTCTGTTATCTTAAGAAGACACTCACCAATGTATTCAGGAACTCGTGGTTTTGGTGATTCTGATCTTAGAGCTTCAGCAATTTCAATTTTATAAGATATAAGTGCTTCTAAAAATTCTATATTATTTACATAATCTCGTGACATTATATGATTCTCCAGCACATACAGTATATTTATATTATAGCTGTTTTACGCAAAAATGTCAAGATCGTGTTTTCATATTTCTCTACACCGCAATGTTATTTTTGAATATAATGTATTTACTATTATCTCTGATAGATGTCTTGTCAAATTGTCCGCTTTTACCATCTATATAGAAACCACTAGGATCGAGTATCTCATTTCTCAAGATCTCCACCCAACTGTGTGGAATTAATTTGAATTCATTCTCTAATCCATTATCTTGAACCCATAGCTTAATTGATTCCACGGAATCAGGATCGAACCCAGAATCTATCATTTTTCTTCTGTCAGAATTAGTTAATGCGTCTGGGGTATATTCTGGCGAGTCAGATAGAAACCAACCATTTTGTTTAAATCCATTCTTATCAATATATCCAGTTTTGACTATCTCATTATTCATCTTCTTTCTATAGAGAAATTCGGAAAGATCTTTACTGGCTATTCCACAACCACCTCGTATAAAATAATCCTTGAGATAATCCTCATGCTCATTCCAAAAATCAATTAGATTCTTATTAAATGCAGTATTTTCTTTGAGGAATTGTTTGAAAGATTTAGGCATATAAATATTCAGTTTTTCACAAAAGTAGAAAAGAGATTAATCAATAGTGTTAAGAAAGATAAGCCACCGATGATCATCCACTTAGATTTTTCTAATTCAGTTATTCGTGTTTCAATTGTCGTCTTTTCGGATTGCATCTTAATTTTTACTTCATCAATTTCTTCCCAAACATATCTAAAATTCGTTTCCGAATCTGTGATTTTTTGTTGATGTTGTGATGTGATTAATGTGATATTGTTTATAAGTTCTTGGATCTTATCGTTTGTGGTGTCTAATTTATCGACTAATTTCTGAAATTGTTGAATATCTTTCTTTATTAATTCAACTTGAACTTTAATTTCTTGGATATCTTTTTCCATTTGTTCTAGACCTATATTCATTATACACCTACTTCGAAAATGCAAGTTTTCTTTTGAAGATTTTAAATGTTAGAGGTTTTGCGTAAGTGGCAATATTTGCTGTTGAATTCGCAGGGATATCTTCTGTTCGTACTGTCTTCTGATATTTTTCAATATCTTTTAACAGTTTTTCTATACTATCACCATTTCTAATTAATTTATATTTAATATCTTTCTTATCTGATTTTCCCAAAAGATCATAGTTGAAATATTTAACATCATCTAATGATATAGAGTGGTTGAAAATTTTGTATATATCTAGAGACTTTGTCCTAATATAATTCTTAATATTGTCTACACCTTTCACAATTAAATCTTTATCAGTTAATGTAGTACATTGAATATTTAGCACTGCATGACCGTCTAATGAAAATTTTATATAGCCATCATCATAAGCTGCAAATTTCCCTCCACTTGTTTTTGAATATTTGTTATAGAGGGAATCATGATTATACCACTCACCATATGCTATTCTCATAGTTTCATCTGGGAGCAACAAAGCACCGTTCGGTTTAATCCATCCCCAAAATTTATACCAATCACTCATTTCAAATCGTTCTCTAAGTGGTTCGACTTCTTCATGAGACAGAATTAGATTAAAATTTGGTGGGAACAACAGAGGTAGGATATTTTCATTTGCTTCGGCATTATATGAAATTGTTATGTGTGGTTTGTAAGTATCATAGTCATAAGAAGCACCAGCATCTAATGCTGATTTATGTATTTCTTCTAATTCGTCTGAAGTCACTTCTAGAACTAAAGCACGACCATAAGTTGCAATAGAAAACTCTTTATAATCTAATATAATATTAGTCTTGTTTGATGGTAATATTTCTCGTTTAGGATCAACTTTGGAATAAGTAGTTGTTATGTGTAAATCTTTTGTATCTATCGGTTCGATAATTTCAGAATCAATTATCCATTCAGCCACCATCTCTGCCGATGCCTGAGTTAATTTGAAACTGCCATAAACGCCTTCTAGTATCATTACATTTCCTTTAATTTTTCTAATAAATTGTTATCTATCGATATTGATGATGGTGTTATTGTTCTACCATTTATTCCTATTATTTCATGTGGCATCAATGATAGATATAATAATATAGTTGCTAATGCATTCCACGAAGAATCGGAAAATTCGGTGAATAGAATCTTGGAAGTCGCTTCTCCAGGAAAAACATTATGGATGCATATTATATGATTTATCAGAATACGAATATTAATTTTCTTGTTATTTAAGTATTTATATAACAGTGTCTTTAGGTATTTGATTCTAAGATAATCTTCTTCGAATTCTAAAAACGAAGCGCAGCCAGGATTTCGGTAAACACTGGCTGCGTATAATTTAACATTATCTTTTGTAAGATTGATCATTATTAGAGACTAGGATTGTTAATGACTATCATTACGATTTCTCTAAAGATTTAAACATATCATCATATCTATCTTTATAATACGATGTTCGATTAATCATTTGTTCTCCTGCCGGAAATCTTGATTTGATGATTTCTGTAGCATAATAGAATGCAGCGAAACCATATTGTGCAATTATTGGTTCTGCTTCAGGAAAAGGTTCTTGTGATATATATTGAATATAAGTTATGATATAAGCAATGTCATTGGATTTAACTAGTTCTGATTCAACGGTCTTTCTATATTGCGCAGAGAGAAAATAAGGTTTAATAAAATTGATAATTCTTATTGATGGATCGGAGTGCTCGTCACTTAAGACATATACAATCAATCTGTCAATATTTGAAAGCATAAAATCGACACCATCTTTAAATACAATTCCATCTGGTAGCAATAGTTGATATGTAAGTATGTTTTCGATTCTTGTATCTACAGACATCGAATTCGTTAGTAAAAACTTTTGTAAAGTTTTATGTAATGAGATATCATCGTTATATTCTCGTTCAGTAATAGGGTTCCTTTGCCTTCGCATAATAAATTTGAGGAATAATCGATCAGGAGATGAATCTTTAATCGCTTTAATTTTGTCTATGAACGGTTTATAACTTCGAATAATATCATCAAATTTCAGTTTAGTTTGAATTCCAAATTCGTATTCTGTTATTTGTTTATCTTTCTTATCAAAAAAATTAAGTAAGTCGTCCATATCACCAGGGGAAGTTGGTATTGTTATTGCCCATTTTTCTTTCTTATCATTTAAACAAAAAATTAGATTAATACCACCAGAATAAAAATATTGATTAAAATAATCGTGTTCTCTTTTTGAGACACACCAGTCCGTCCCAGTTCCATGATAACAACTAGATTCTTTATCTAGAGGAATTATAATATTCCAACCAGCAGATCTTTGTTCGGGTGTTGTTATATCAATCGATTTACCAGAATCTTTTTTTACGGAAGATTTAGTAACTTCGACCTGTTTTTTATCCACAAATTCTTTAAAATTAGAGAATGGTTTCTTGGCCCAAAAATCAATATTCTTCTCTTCACCAGCTAATTTTTGTTTGTTAGAGAGTTCCTTGAACTTCTTAATATAATCATCAACTTGAGCCTTGTCGATTCCAGAAGCAACGAATTTCAAGGCTGTTGTTTTGTAATCTTCATCGATAAAGGATTTAAATGATAGCATTGTATTTCTCCAAAATTTCGTTGCCAGTTACCCTAGTATTCCCCGAGACCTCAGTATTCCCCGAGACCAATGCGTTGCCAGAGACCCGAGCGTTCCCAGAGACTTTAGAGTTCCCAGAGACTTTAGAGTTCCCAGAGACTCGAGCGTACCCAAAGACCTGAGCGTACCCAAAGACCTGAGCGTCATCAAGGACTATAGTGTATCCAAAGACCTTAGCCTTCCCAAAGACCTGAGATCTCCCAGCGACCCCAGCGGATCCAGAGACCTCTGCGTTCCCAGAGACCTCTGCGAGCCCATAGATCTCTGCGAACCCAAATACCTGAGAACTCCCAGAGACCAATGAATTCCCAGAGACCCGAGGGTTCCCATAGACCTCAGCTTTCCCAGATACAATAGCGTAAGGACCAACGTAAGCAGTATCAGAAACCTTAGCAGTATTCTCGACCCAGCCTCCTCCGTTGGGATGACGGTGCCAAGTCTCAAGAGTAGCGTCAGGAAACTTAGTTTTCAACTCTTCTAACTTCGCAAGATTTATCTTGTTAAATTTAAGCGTTTTAATTTTGTCTATGTACGGTTTATAACTTCTAAAAATATCAGCGAATTCCAGCTCAGTTTGTTTTTCGAATTCTAATTCTGATATTTGTTTATCATTAATATCATAAAAAATAATTGTTTTTTCGTTAGATTGTATTTCTATTGCCCATTTTTCTTTCTTTTTCTTGTCATTCAAACAAAAAATTAAATTAGAATTATACTCATAAAAATATTGATTAAAGTAATCATATTTTCTTTTAGCAACACACCAATCTGACATACAGTCTAAGTTTCCATAATAAACACTTGCTTTTTTATCTAGTGGAATTATAATATTCCAACCAGCAGATCTTTGTTCGGGTGTTGTTATATTAAATGAAGTACCTTGATCTTTCTTCTCAACTTTCTTGTTCGCAACAACAGCAACTTCTTTTTCTTTTGTATCTACGAATTCTTCAAATTCAGAGAACGTCTTCTTAGCCCAAAAATCAATATTCTTCTCTTCACCAGCTAGTTTTTGTTTGTTAGAAAGTTCCTTGAACTTCTTAATATAATCATCAACTTGGCCTTTATCAATACCAGAAGCAACGAATTTCAAGGCTGTTGTTTTATAATCTTCATCGATAAAGGATTTAAATGATAGCATTATTGATTTTTCTCCATTTATATTTTCCGGACAGATTAATACTGTGTAGTATCTGTTACTTCAATTGGATTAATCGAGTGAACAACATACATCGGCATTTCTAAAGCAACAATTTCTTGTACTTCTTCAATCGATTCTGCATGAATAATAGAAGATAAAAATCTTCTGGTTGATGGTTTGAATAAGATTACATTGAATACTTTACCTGATTCGAATTCTTCATCAAGACCTTCCATTTCGTCTTCCATCACATCAGGTTCTTCTTCGTTATCTTCTGCTCCCACTTCAAAATCAACATCAGTCAAAGCAACAGATTCTCCGTCTTCGAAATAAACCATAATCTCAGCAGAAACAGTTACTCCAGTTTCTCCTTCTGAAATTGAAGTCTTCATAAACATATCGCCTTCTAATTTCTCTTCAACAGTTTCGTCTGCAGAAAATACTGATAAGACTGCATTTCCACCTTCGATAGAATCTAACGGAATATCACCATCAGTTAATTTGTCAAAACTTAATCCAATAGTTGAAAGAAGAGTTTTAATCTCAGTCTCGGCTTCTTCTAGAGTAGCAAATGGATTAGATGATAAGACTTCTAGACCATTAACAACATCAGTAATTGTACTAATTTCAGATAAATTTACCGACTCATTAAATTCTTTAAATGTTTTCATTTCTTCCTCATTTGCTATGGTTGTAATTCCATCCCAAGAATCGTAACCTTGTAACCAGGCTTCCTTGGTAAAATAATGGTTAGAATATTCTTCTGGAACTTCTCGTTTCATCTCTGTTTCAGCAGATTTTTTTCCGGCATAAGTAGCTTCTCGGATCGCTTTTGCCGCTGGTAACATTCCTTTCATTTCTTTCATGACATTGATTCTGATTCTATTGTATAGAGTAGGATCTTTCTTGATATAAGAGATTAATCTATCTAATAAATCAAATAAGAGATTTCTCAGATAAGGAACTGTTCCGGCTACTTTCTTATTGGTCAAGGCTTTCTTTGCTCTACTGTAGAGCTTCTGATCAACTAAACCTAGTTTCAAAAGCATATCCAACTTAACATCAATAATTTCGTCAGAAGTAGCTTTCTTTTTAGAATTCTTAGGAGCTTTTGCTTCTGAGATAATCGATTCGGAAACCGATGTTACTGTGGCATTTTTAGAAACTAGTGATGCTAAATTTCTATTGTTAACAATACTATTCATTAAATCTAATAGAAAATCAATTAATGCTCTTTGATCTAATTCGCCTGTTGCTTGATTTTCGTCCGAACCAGTTTTAATGTAATTAGTTAGGGTGTTCATAATTCTGGTTGTATCTGCAGGAGAATTAGAAAACGGGACGATTAATCTAGGTCTAATAACAGATTTCAAAACTGCCAATTTCTTTTTGATCGTCGGATCAGTAACAGGTTCTTCGGTTTCTTCTGAATCTGAACTAACTGCTTTAGAGATTATCTCTGCTAGAGTTTCTAAATCATAAGCTTTATCATCAATTGCAACGGAAGTTTTATTGACAGATACTTTCACAGATCCTGTTTCAGAATTCCAATCGATAGATAAGGTATCACCATCAACATCGATCTCTTTTCTGGTTAATTTTTTTGTATCTGCAGGAATAGCTTTAATTGCGGTGGAAACAGAATCTTGTGTTAACTCTTCTGAAATATAATCCTGAAGAATTGCTTCAACAGCACCACGCAAAGCTTCCGGATTAGTCGCAACACCTTTGATTTCTGTATCATTCACTTTAACAGAAGACTCATAACCATTCCAATTAATGATTATTTTATTGTCCTCTGTTCCGATTTCATAATCAGTTAACTTTTCAACATCTAATGGAATAGAATTTGTAATCTTTTCAATATCTGTGTCGGAAATTTGTTTTTTTGTGATTAACGAAGCTAGAATTAAATTCTTAGATAAAATATCTATTGATTCAATTAAATGGTTATCTGCCACACCAAATACTTTAGATTCTTCAGTCAATAAAGACTTATTGTGGATATTGATTTCTTTTAAAATGTTCGAAAATGTTTGCATCGTGTTTCCTTTAATCTATTTATTAATTTTATACAGACAAAAGTCTAATATTCGTTATCTTACAACCACTGGCAAGTTTCTTGCCTTTATTGGAGAACACGAAACAGATTTTCTTACCGTCTTTCTTACTATAAGTTGTCGTCTCAGAAATAATTTTAATCGATTCTTCTAGTTTAGATCCAGGAGTTTTATTGAAAATCGATTCGTTAATTCCATATTCCTCAATATAAGGAGCAATTCTTTTCATAATATCGGCAGAAACATTAGGAACATCTTTTCCAAAAATTTTCAATAATTCTTGAGTTTCTGGAACATAATTTGCTAATTTTTTTGGAGAAAAACCATCTATATCTTTTACATTATCTAGACGATCCAAAGCTTTTATATTCTTAACAGAAATTGGAGCAGCCTTCAAATTAGTAAAATATGTATCGTGATCAACTTTTACTTTATCAGGAGAGTCAGTATGTTCACTAAATGCCTTCGATAATATCTTGACAGTTGTTGCAGTTTCTTTTCCAAATTCTTTGCTTAATGATTTAAATGTAATAGAAGCTGGTCCGTCTTCCATAACGTCATGCAATATTGCTGCTAAAAGAGTTGGTTCATCTGTGAAACCATAATTCATAGCAGTATCAAATACTTCCATTGGATGTATGATGTATTTCGATCCAGTTGATTTTCTGAATTGCCCCTCGTGAGCCATATCAGCTAATTTATATGCAGCTTCAATTTTTGGATATAACTTAGGGAATTTCTGTTTTGCTCTTTCTAAAATCGTTTTGATGGTAGAATCAACATCAGTTTTTTCACGAATACTGTCAGAAATAATTTTAATCGATTCTTGAATCGGATCTTCTGAATAATTGTAATAATCGAATATTGCTTCTGCATTATGAGTAGAAACTGAGACCTTATCTTGAATCCAAGCAGGTAGTTCAGTCTTATTCTGGATAATATCCAAAGTCTTCATAGATAAATCTGCAATCTTTTTTAATTGTCCAGTGATCATCTCGATTTCGTAATCATCTTCTTCGTTCAAAAGCTTTCTCCTTGTAGCACTAAGTTTTAATATGAAAGCACCTGGATCTGTTACTTCTATGCTTTCGTTGTTTCCAGATTTTCCACGCCATTCAAAAGAATATTCTACCGCAGAAAGATGTTTGTTGACTATGCTTCCAATCGCTTTTTGTAAATTAATATCATTTACGTTCCACTTGATAGTATTAAATCTTAATTCGTTGAATTGTTTATCTAGTAACCAACGGACCCAACCTTTCTTAGTAGCATCAGTTTCTGTCGGTTTTCTACCCAATGATGTATTAGGATTCATTTCTGCTATTCTTCTGAGTATAGAAGTATGAGTATTATCTAGTTCGTTTGGTCTTATGGATTCCCCTTGTGGTGTAATCCAACCCCCGTCTGTGTATCCGAACATATGCGCTTCTGCCAGATATTTTCTGGCTTTCTTTGCAAGATCAGCATCTGTGCTATACCATGTCTTTCCTTTTGTTAAGAAAGAATTTACTCTTGCAAAAGCCCAAGCTGATTGCGGTGCACCTGGTCTGTGGCCAGTTACCCATGCAGCCATTCCACGATTATAGACTTGTTTTAAGATAGAATAAGGAACACCGGAGGCTTTTGACTTCTTCTGCAAAGCAGTTATAGATCTTTTCTTTTCTTCATCTAACATAAGATTTCTGAACAGTTTTTTAATTGCAGAAGGCTCTTTAAGAGAATTTCTGAGACGTCTAAGAGAGTTGTCTATTTTTACTGTTTCTCTTCTATTTTGTTTGTTATCTTTTGTTTTACTTCTCAAATCCCAAGTTATTTCTTCCGGAAGGCGTATATTCTCGCCAAAAACATCTTTTTTAGTTCCACGAACTATACTGTTAATAATATTTTCCACGCCCATCACAATACGATCTTCACTATTCGGAAGATACCCATATATATCTAATTTTTTGGGGGTTTTAGATTCTATAAAAAATTTTAACCATCCAGCATTTAATGCTTGATATTCGTACAATTTTCCGGGGAGAATATTCGCATGCGAATATTCATCTTCTTTACTATCTTTTTGTTTTTTTGTCGGGAAAACTAAGTTTCCTTCTAGATCTATCCAACCCCAATATTCATAATATTTTCCCATCTCAAAAGATTCTTTTGTTACAAATTTTGCCCTGTATTTCTTGTTATATTTAGATGGTCTAGTCGCTTTCGAATCACCAGGAACTTTATCTGCCTTTTTATATTCATCTTTTGTGAAAGGATAAGTTCCTAAGCCCTTCCAGAAAGAAGATCTTTTCTTAGAAGTTGATTTAGATAATTTTGCGAAATATTTCTTAGGTTCGGCATCTTCGTCCATATAGTTCTGAAGATAGCTCTTCACTAAATCAAAATACTTAATCTTCTTACCACCAACAGTTATCAATAAATCAGCAGGAATTCCTGCTGCATCTGAGAAGCTATCTTTATCGTCAGCTTTAACAGCAGATCGCAAATCTGATGCAGAAGATAATCTTTCTGTAGGTCTCAGAATAATATTTGAGAAGATATATCTCTTTCCATCTTTTAATTCTTTATCATTATAATCTTTCAATAGTTGCAATACATATTGTTCATCAGTATAACAGATAAGTGTTATATCATCTTTCTTGTATTTTTCGTAAACATATGTTGCTAGAGTTAACCAAGTTTGTTCGAAAACAAAATGATCCTTGATGTTTGGATATAGAGTATTAATGACGATTTCTTTAACATCAGAAGGGAGCGGATCTTTTTTACCTATCGTACTTTTATTTGTTCCAACATACCAAGCATCTAGATCGGAATCAGCAGCCATCTGTTTCCAAGCTGCAATATGACCCTTATGTGGAGGATTGAATCTACCAAACATTACACCAACAGCGAAAGATCCTTCTAGATCTTCTGTTATGGATTCTGTTTTTGCAAAATTACCTTGCAAACCTGATATAATGAATTTTCCAGTTATTTTTAGGATCTCGCCATTCTCTCTTTTAATCATCAATCCTTCTTGATCGGATCCCTTTCCTAATTTGGATCCAACGGAATTCATGATGTATGTCCCAAGAGTAATTGTTGCGTAATACAGAATGTAATCCCTAATTTGATCTGGTGTTAAACCTGTCTTATCACCAGCATCTATCTCTTGATAGACTTTCTTAGTGAAGATAACTGCCCTATCATTTTTCTTTGGGATTTGATCTATGTCTAAAATCCAATTTTTAAGAGATTTGGATACACCATTCAGAGTCAAATTTGTATCTAATGTTGGAGTAAAATTAAGATTTGCAGTCTTCTTAACTTCTGGATTACCTAACACAACAAAGTCGTCTTCGTTGTTCTTTTTCTTTAATAGAACTGTTAAGGCTTTTGCATATGCATTAATAACATCTACATTGTAAGGATAATCTGATATTTCTCTTTTCTTATTACCAGTTTTTTTAACAATTTCGTCTGAATATTTAATGATTCTTAGACCATGTATGGCAATAAAATTCTTGATGTTATATGTTATCTGGTTGGATTTGCCATTTTCAACAAATTCTACATTTAAGATAAGATTGGGATTCTTCGTCAAACCTAATTTATCTAAACTCTTCATAGTGGAATCTATTGTCGGATTCAATAAATTGAGAAGAATTGACGCACTCCTTTGTAGTTCAGGCCTCAGTCGACTTGCGTCTAAGTTATCGACAGTGATTCCTGTAAAATCTTCATCTGCTTGGGTTCCACGATCCAAAGCAAATTCATATTTTCCAGCGGCATTCTTTACTAATCTCACGGATAGATTTATTCCATCCAACTTCACCCAAGCAGATCCAGGTTTACCAGCAGAACCCTTTTCAATATATTTTTTGACTTCGTCGAATAAATTTAGAAATTCTCGGCCATTATTGGCGACATCAAATGGGTGGAGAACATGGCCTCCTGCACCACCTTCTGTTAAAAAAGATTTAAAAGATATCATTACTTTTACTTTTTCACCAATGTAATCTTCAAAATATATTCAGATTCATCTTTTTTGGACTTGTCTATTCCTTGCTTGATCAATTTCTTGATCTCGTCCATATAATATTTGTATAGAGTTAAATCGTTTGATTTGGTTGCTAGATTGATTGTCATGATAATCTCCAAAAGTATTTATTAAAACAGGAAATGGGGACCGAAGTCCCCAAATTTAAATTACATGCGTTAATGTCTATTTCACACGATCGTCAATCATTGTGAATATCATTTACAAAGTTATTTCTGATAAAAAGATATTTTACATATTCCTCAAAATCCTGGATTGAATCAAAATCTTCTAAAGATAGAGTAATGCGAATACTTCGATTATGATTGTCATAGAAAACCATCTCAAACGAAATTCGTATTTCTCCTACCAAAGTATTATATTTCGAAAAATCGTAAATATATGCATTAATGAAGTATTGTGTTATACCTTCAAGAGTTCTTACTCTTTTTTGAAAGAACTTATCACAATTCTTATAATCTAGAGAAGAAGAATCGTCAAATTCAAATTCTCGATAATTATTGCTGAGTAATTTAGTAATTGTGTTTTCCATGGTGTTCATATTAAATTATTGTGAGGATTTGGGAGGAATTAAGATCAGGTGTTGATTTACAGTCTACTACATACCATGCATTCGTGTCAAGATGGATCTTTAGATAATGATTCAGAGCGGTATCGATGTTAATGTTACGAGCGTGCATTTCAGTACCCATCCACAGCGGGACAGTATGTTGTGTATGTCCGACAACCTGAAAAAGTCCTTCGATCAATTCTAGATTGGTCCAATCTATCCAAAGAAATCCACCGTGTTTCTGACGGCCACCACGATCCTGACCAGCATGAAGCAGCGGATGGTTCGAGTCGATGTCGACGTCTAGTGAATCAAAAAAATCTACTAGCGAATCGTGCTTGGTCGCATCAGTAAATACGGTAAAATGACTAGGATGAATACCAGCATGAGAAAAGAGAACAGACTTTCCAGCAATCTTTTGTAATTCATAGAGTTTAATTTTTTTTCGAAATTCCTTTGAAAGATTCTTTTTGATATATTCGTGATTGTTACTAGAGTATCCAGAACAAAGATTATCTTTGTTTGTTGACAGATAATGGATATCATGATTGCCCATCAAGAAGGTATAGCGAGGATTATCTGCATTCTCATTCAAGAAGGCGACGGTATATTTAAATTGATCTTGATGATAAAATGAATCAAAATAATCACCAAGAAAAATCACTTCTTCGGCAGTTTTGATATCTTCCCGGTCTAGAAGAATATCTAACTTAAAAATCTGTTGGTGGATATCTGGTATAACAATCTTATGAGTGGACATAATAATTTATTCATGAAATTCATCTATTTCCAATTGTTCTATTTCTAATAGTGTGAACAATTTAAAACTTTTACATTCTCTGCATCTTCCAACATATTGTTCTGCGAATTCTCTAGTAGAGAATGCCCCCAGATTGTAAGTGATCATTGTGTCATTATAATCATCCCAATCGATTTCTTGTCTGGTTTCTTTTACTAAGAAGATAGTAGTCATAATTTTAAATTAATTTATATAGAGGGAAACTACAAAGTGAACCATCCAATATTTCAGAATGGCAGCAGCTCATCTTGACTTGCTCTCGGTTCTGCTTTTCACCCTATTCTCTCTTTGTTTGGTTTCTGCCAGGCTGTTAATCCGTTTCCCTCTACTATTTAATTATATACTATTTACTTCCTGGTGTCAAGATCTATTTTAGGAGAAGTCTTCATAAAAATATCATGACAGATATCACAATTAGTTTTGATCCATGATCGACCGTCTTTCAACGTCCGAAGCTTGGCCCCATCAGCCCCACAAACTTCGCAGACCGTCTCAGAAAGTTTTTCGTATCTGAAAACGATTTCATAGAGTTCATCATAACCAGTATATTCTTCATCTAACCACCTTAGATAGACTCGGAGTGTACCGAACTTTTCTTTGACTTGTGCAATCCCACCATCCCAACCAGCCTCAGATAATTCTTGAAATAATTTACGAAGGATTCCATCCCAACCTCTATCACATTGGGCATATCTAAGATTTAAAAAATCCTCCACTGAACATGTATTTTTACCGCCACGTCGTTCGATTGACAACATCATCGAAGACCTCCACCAGATTCACGTTCATTTTCGCAAACTTTATAACGAGTCAACAGCGAGTATTTAATCAAAAAACAGATCCTTGAATTATCGGTATCTTTACCGAATTCGCCTAGATAAGTGAATCCTTCATAATTACCAGTGTCATGAAGAATATTGCCCGCAATGCTGATATAGGCATTTCGTTCACAAACCGAGTGATCCGGGGAATTCTTCAAAAACCAATTCGTCTTTTCCAGAAGATCCGCCACTTCAAAAGTCTTTCGTGTCATATAATTATTATATATCTTCCTATTCTAAATGTCAACTACGAAGTGAAAGAAAATCTAACATTCATTGTCCGTCGATTCATCGCGATCAAATATATTTCATTATACATAGCAACGAAAGAAATATTCAGAGGCTGGTCGACGCAAGGATGCAATGCTCGATAATGTTCAAGAACTTGAATACCATTCATCTTTCCTTTTGGATTCAGGTCAAAGAATTCTTGGAGGTTGCTGATTCGTTGTTTAATACTCATATAGACTATCCCTTTAAAACTGGTACATACCTATTGTAGCGTGAGAAGTCAAGGATGTCAAGTCTTTTTAAAAGAATATCTCCTTTGTTTTCAACGACTTGGTGCAAGTGATTGATTCAGAACGAGATATTCTTTTTGAGATCGCTACAGAGATCTCGAGAGACCAGGTATACCTATGGACCACCTGAATCCAGAGATCGCTTGTGTGCGTCCCTGGGACGATCCATGCAGGCAATAACACAGGTGGGTATAGATGGAACCTCCATGGATTTCGAAAAGAATATCTCCTTTGTTTTCAACGGCTCCTTGCAAGTGATTGAAAACAAAGGAAATTTAAATTTAGAATTTCCTTGCTAAACTCCCCGCTCTATTATATAATGGATGTATGGTTATCAAAGGAACAGTTCCTGAATGCGACATTACTGGGAAGAAGTATAATCCTCCCGTTTTTGGTGGTCACTGCGTTGTCGCTGGTGCGACTGGTCGTCACTGTGTTGTGATGCTTATTGGTCCGGAAGTGATTGAACGGGCGAACTTTAAAGTTCTCGACTTCGAAGAGACGATGGATTATCGGGAAGAGATTGCTGACAAGTTTGGTTGGGGAAACGTCGATTTCTAGGAAAAGAATATCTCCTTTGTTTTCAGTAGTTTAGTGCAAGTGATTGATTCAGAAGGAGATATTCTTTCGAGGCCTCCTTGCTATTCCTGGATGGATAAGGTATAATGGTTCTATATGACATTCGAAGATTTGAAATCTACTTTTCCTGACGCTACTCTTGAGACGTGGCATGTTCATACTAACGGAGGAGGCTGGGTTCAGAATACTGCTACGGTCACTGATAGTGCCTACGTTGGTCCTGACGCAGTGGTCTCTGGGAACGCTCAGGTCTCTGGGAACGCTCAGGTCTCTGGAGACGCTAAGGTTTTTGGGGACGCAGAGGTCTCTGAGAACGCATTGGTCTATGGGAAAGCAATGGTCTTTGAGAACGCATTGGTCTTTGAGAACGCTATGGTCTTTGAGAACGCTATGGTCTTTGAGAACGCAATGGTCTCTGGGAATGCTCGGGTCTTTGGGGACGCTGATGTCTGTGGGAACGCAGTGGTTTATGGGAACGCAGTGGTTTATGGGAGATCTCGGGTCGCTGGGAACGCATTGGTCTCAGGATTCGCTCAGGTCTCTGGGAACGCAGTGGTCTCTGGGAGATCTCGTGTCTGTGGGAACGAAATTATTAATTGATCTATATCTCCTTTGTTTTCAACGGCTCCTTGCAAGTGACTGATTCAGAAGGAGATATTCTTTCGAGGCCTCCTTGCTATTGATGTTCCACTAAGGTATAATGGTTCTATGAGTATGAATGACGTATTAATTCCCAAAACTTTCACGATGACTTCTGGTTTGGGCGGCGATCGTGACAATATGTTGAATTTTATCTGTTTCAACATCGATGGAGAGTTGGCAATGAGTTGGTATTCGGACGATGATGCGTTGTATATCTTTCTCGATAAAGATGGTACGACTAGAATCGATGCTGTTAAAATTAAAAATGTGAAAAGTTCTATTGGGGCGATTCGATATTTCACCAAATATTTCAAAAATATTCTCTAGTCAGTCAAAGATTGATTTGACTTATAAAATATTCACGATACAATCATAATTAGGAGAATGGATTTATGTTGCTATTTAAGACCAAGACGGTAGCTGTAGACGATCTCGCCGAGATTACTTTTCTTCTGGAGAGCGGATGGGATCTTGACGTCGAGAATTCTGATGAGACTGTAGTTTTGTTCTCACGGGAGATGTAATTCGGCTGAAATGTAGTTGACAAAATTTCCTGGATAGGCTATAATGACTATATGATGACTTTCAAAGATATGAAGATTATGGACAAGATGAAACCAGAACAATTGGATCGAGTGATCTGCGATGATATCGAAGAAGAATATTCTCAAGATCAATACGATGATTATTATTGGAAACCACCTCGCTAACTGATTTTTGGGTTCCAAATTGATTTTCTGAAAATGTATTTGACATTTACCTTGCGATAAGGTATAATAGTATTATGAGTGATCTGAAAATAAACAGGATTTTCGACATTTTACGAGAAGTGGCAATTGCCACTCCTAAAGTTGCTGGTGCCAGGGTATCGGCTGCTATTGTTATCAAAAACAAAATTATTTCTATTGGTGTAAATTCTCTAAAATCGTCTCCCTTACAGGCAAAATATGCAGCTAATAAAAATTTATCTATTTTCCTTCATGCTGAAATTGCAGCAATTAAAAATGCGCTACGCAAATTGGATGTAGAAGACTTTTCTAAATCTTCTCTTTATATCTGTCGTATGAAAAAAGATATATACGATAATCGAATGATTCATGGACTTGCGAAACCTTGTCCTGGTTGCCGTCGAGCAATCGCAGAATTTAATATTAAGAGATCTTTCTATTCTCTAGATAATTATGGATGGGAGGAAGTGGCGTGATCTATCCTGGATATTGTTGTATGAATCTGACTTTACAGAATTCTTTGTCCATCATGACTAATCGGACTATGCGACGAGCCACCCTCTTAGAGAAAGGTATCCGATACGCATCTGATCTTATTGTTGAGAATGTTTCAGATCTTGTGAGAATTGTTGATTGGAACGGTCAAAATAATATTAAGAATTTCCGAATGTCTTCTAATATGTTTCCTTGGGCTTCCGAGTACAAACTAGAAGATCTCCCTAAATGGGATAAGATCAAAAATACTCTTCTAGAAATCGGATCTCTTGCGAAAGAATATGATATGCGATTATCTTTCCATCCTGGTCCATTTGTGAAGCTAGCTTCTGCGAAAGAAACAGTTGTCCATAATTCCATCAAAGAATTAGAGATCCATGATTCCATTATGAATCATATGGGTCTCCAAGCAAGTGATTTTTATCCTATCAATATACATGTAGGAATGTCCTATTCAGAAAAAGTCTCTGATAGATTTTGCGCAGCTTATCTTCGTTTATCTGATACTATGCAGAAGAGATTGGTTGTAGAAAATGATGACAAGCCAGCATCATATTCAATATCTGATCTATTTCTAGATATCCATTCGAAAATTAATATTCCTGTTACGTTTGATTTTTTTCACCATTCCTTATATAATGGTCGTGACGATTGGAGATTAACTGAAGAAGAAGCTTTTTCTATGGCTGGTTCGACTTGGAAATCTATTCCTCTGTTTCATTATTCTGAATCGAAAGCCCTACACGAAAGTATTAACTGTAATCGTACTGCACATTCGGATTATATAAATACACTGCCTACAGATTATGGTGAAGATATCTATCTAGATATAGAAGCAAAAGCAAAAGAATTAGCTCTAATAAAGGTTTTACAGGAGAATATGCAATGCAAGTAACTTATTCTGATAATTATTTCTCGATCTACACGAAAGAGTCTCTTTCGGTCAGGATCAAGACTAACGAAACGACTTTTGACGAGATTCTATCATTATTCTTACCCACATCTCAAACTGAAGGGAAGAAGAAATCGAACAAGATTAGATTCTATTAAGATCTTCCGTCTTTAATCCACTTATTGCTATAAATATTTCTGTTAGAGTTCGAGTCCACAAATTAAATGAGGATACTAATGGAAAATAATAATTCACAATCAGACATTCCTAAGATTTATATTTCATTTGAAGGTGCGGGATATTATTTACTTTCGGGTGAGATAGAAAACGAAAATACTTCTGATGCAATTAAATATATTGTAGAAAGAAATTTCAATTTTCGTGTTCTTAAAGAATCTACTGAAATTCGAATGATGATTAATTCGATTGGCGGAGATCTGTGCTCCGGATTCGCTTTAATTGATGTGATGAAATCTTCTGAAATCGATATAGCAACTTTCGGTCTTGGAACAATTGCTTCTGCGGGACTCACGATTTTTATGGCAGGTAAGAAAGGAAAGAGATTTGTTACTCAGAATACATCTATTCTCTCACACCAATTCTCCTGGGGATCGTATGGAAAAGAACATGAATTGTATGCAAGAAATAAGGAGTTTGAATTAACTACTAGCAGAATGCTTAATCATTATAAGAAGTGCACAGGAATGAATGAAAAGAAGATCAGAGAAATTCTGCTTCCCCCGCATGATGTTTGGTTATCCGCAGAAGAAGCAGTAAAGTATGGAATTGCCGATAAGATCGTAGATTGGTACTAAAAGACTGAGAAGCTCCCGGAGCTTCTCATCATACTTATAGATTTAATCTAATCATAATTTAAAGTGTAGTAATCGTCTTTTGGAGCAAATTTTGATGCGCCCAATTTGACGGTTTGTTTTTTAAAATCTTACCAATGAGGTAAGACACCATCTTCATATATTTTTAATACTATTCTGTTTTTTTCCGAAAGCGCCTCTGAAGCTGCTTGTTTTTAACCAGTTAAGAAAATCGTTCACCATCTGAAGATCTTGTTTGAATGGTGTACCATCTTTATATTTATCAATAATCTTGGATCGATCCATCGCTCCACCTAGTCCACCGGCACCGACTGGCACGCCGTGAATGAAGTCAAAATAATCGTCATTAGACAGCTTGTTTTCAATACGCTCCGCCGCAGCGCTAACCTTTTTATAATCAGAATATGATTTGTTCCGAGGAATACTCGATGGATGAGGTACATACCCTCCTGTCCTTTCGATCATGTCTTCAATACTTGAGTTACCATCGTCATCGTCATCTTCTTCTTTCATAACTTCTTCAACAATCGATCTGATATAAGCTTTGAGATCTGTATCGGTCGATTCTGTGATTACCTTGAGATAATCTTTTCTGAAATTTTCTAGGTTCATATAGGATGCCTAAGTGTTGACTGCCCAATTCAAGAATTTGCTTGCGTCATCAAGATTAGTAATTGATTTATAGTCGAAAAGTATTTGTTCCTGATCATCTTCATCGCCGTCAATGAAGTCATTATATTTTTCCTTAGATATCTTGTTACTAAGAGTCTTTAATGCAACTTCAATCTCGTCAAGATTGAAGTCCATCATTTCCTCCGACGATCCTCCAATCATGTCAAGAATGTTGACATCATTTGAGTCATAGCCTGTCACCTTTTCGAGAGCGGCTATAGTGAACGGGATCGGCCCTGGATAAGTATCTGCAAAAAGATCGCCATCATGTGCTTCAGTGAGTCTCGATCTCAACTTAGATAAGACGGTCTCATCTTTAGGATTTTTTTCTAGAGCATTTTCCATTCTATCTAGATCGGATTCTTTCGCGGACATCTTTAGTGATAACTTGTTTTTTCCTGATAGTGTATTTACTGCTTTAAGAATAAAAGGATAATTTCCAGCACTAATAGTATGTTTCTCAGAAACATTATAATTTTTAGACTGTACTCCTTCTCCAAGTGTGTCTTTAGTGAGTTTTTTCAAGTTATCTAAGACTTTCTGTAGAGCATTTTCCATTCTATCTAGATCGGATTCTTTCGCGGACATATTTATTGATAACTTCTTTTTTCCTGATTGTGTATTTACTGCGTTAAGAATAAGAGGATAATTTCCAGCATGAATATTATGTTTCTTAGAAACATTATAATCTTTAGACTTTACTCCTTCTGTAAGTGTGTCTTCTACGACTGATCTGACATATTTTCTAAGATTCGCATCAACTGTCGATTCTGTGATTACCTTGAGATAATCTTTTCTGAAATTTTCTAGGTTCATATATACTCCTGTTATTTTTTATTTTTTTTAAACTTCACTATCAAAAACTATTTTATAAGTTTTTTGTTGGAAACCAGCTTTTTCTGCATCAACTGGTATTACTAGGATGCTTGTGTGATGTGAAATTGTCTAGTTATCCATTAAATAATTTAAGAAATCGTTTGCTAGGTTAAGATTGTCAATATTATTATATTTTGAAAGTAATTTTTTCTGGGCCTGATATTGCATGCCGCCAATGAATTCCTTATATTCATCCTTCATCTCTTTTTTAGCAGCTTTCAATGCGGCTTCAATCTTGACGAGATCATATTCCGTAGGAATCATAGAGACGTTAATAAATGCACCTGGCATCATAACATCGACAGCGGCAGCAGTTTCTTTACCTATCTTTGCGTATCCTGGTTTATCGGCCGCATGCATACGACCTTCTCTCATTACTTCTTCAACAATCGATCTGATATAAGCTTTGAGATCTGTATCGGTCGATTCTGTGATTACCTTGAGATAATCTTTTCTGAAATTTTCTAGGTTCATAAATTTTTATATTTTCTCCTATTCTTATTTAGGTATTTTCAGAATTCTACCAGGAAAGAATCCTGGTGGACTGTCATTTGGAAGGCACCTGATAGTCACTAGAGTTATGGGATTATGGAACCAGCGGGTGCCGATAGCAGATTTAACGAATGAGTTTTTTTGTTTTTGGGAACGATTAATATTATATTCTGCTATTTTTCGTTTAGTTTCTTCAGAATGCGATTTCCCTCTAAAATTTCCAGGACCAGGTTTACCTTTCTTTGATTCAGAAATTTTCTTTCTCGCGTCTTCTGAGTGCGTTTTACCGTAGAAATGATTGTTGTCACCAGATTTCTTTTCAGACATAATCTTCTTAGTGTTTTCCGAATGAATCATACCACTAACACCTTCACCACCATTTGTCAGATTAGTTAGTATTCCAGTTCTTAGATCTTTTCTTCCATACTTAAATATTTCTTGGATTTCTAGATCTTTTGCCTGCTCTTCAGATAGATTCTCATGTAGAAAGATAATATTAGATCTATCTTTCGGTACTGGGATTCTATGTTTATTGTATACTCTTTGGCCTTTACCATAACCAATATAATATGGAGTTCCTGCGGAGGCAGTTTGGGAATCGTTTGAACGCAAATATGCGTAGACGTAATAAATAGTTTTAGACATATAATCTATTCCTCGTAGTTTGTGTGTTTAGAGGGTATTGGATGTTAGTTGCATCTAGTATCCTCATTCTTATTTAGTGAAATAACAATTTCTAGACAAAAAAAGGGAACCCGAAGGTTCCCTTAGTTTATTGCTATCCTCTAATTTAGAGAATATTTTTAATTTTGACGAGTCTATAATAATCGTTGGAAGCTGCAGCCAACGTGCTACCGTCACCAGATAGAGGATTCGCGACCATGCCATATCGTGTTTTAAATCCGATTTTTGGCTGGAATGTATCAGGATCGACCGCACGAACCATTTGTAGAGGTACATATGGGCAATAGAATAAACCAGCGTCATAAGCATTGGAACCCTTGTATCCAACTACCATAACGTCAGAGAATGACCCACCAGAAGCAACCGAGAAGTACGGATCGACATAGACCTTGTACTTATTGTTTAGAATACCAGCAAAGGTGTTGCCAGTGTCATCAACAGTTAGATCGGTAGAAAGAGCTGGCGAATAATCTAGCTTACCAGCCATGGCTAGAGCAGAAGCAACGTCTGAAGAGCAGATAATGATATTACCCTTTCCTCTACGTGTCGCACGAGCGATTTGGTTCGCTTCTCTTTCAGCATGGAACATTAGACCCTTGAATCTCTCAACTGACCAACGTCCGTCAGAGTCGGTATCAAGGTCGAAGAACCCAGCTGTGGTTGTACCAGAAGCAGCACCAGCCTTAGCAATCTTATATAGGGTTCTGATAACTTCACGATTAATTTCAGCCATAATTTCGGTTGAAAGAATGTTCGCGAGTTCAGATTCCGCATCTAGATTGTGCATAGCCTTTAAATCTTGAGCTAGTTCTAGTGAATACTCAGCCTTCAATGCACGAGTTTGAGCTGTTACGGTAACCTTCTCGATAGAGAAGCCCATGTTTAGTGGGGAGAAACCTTCGCCAGAAACAGTGCTTAGACCAGTACCGAATGTATTTAGAACATTTCCAGAAGTGAAGGTATCAGCAACGTGAGTACCAGTTCCGGCGAAGTCGGTGTCGGCTTCGTTGAATAGAGCTTCGGTTGAAGTTAGAGGACCAGTTGCGCCGGAACCATACTTTGACTTCATGGCGAAGATAAGACCTGTTGGCATGTTCATTGGTTGAACGCCACAGATATCATAAGCCATTAGGTTTGGCATGGATCTGCGAACTAGAGAAATTAGAATTGGATCGAATTTGTCAACTCCGCCAGAAACGTTGGCTGGTACGCCAGCTTCGGTAATTAGCTTTCGTGTTTCTGATAGAGCCTTTTCTTGGTTTTCTAATAGAATAGCAGTAACTTGCTTCTTGTAAGCGTCTTTGATTGGGGCGACTTCTGGGTGTTCTAGAATTGCCTTCCATTTGGTTTGTAGATTGTTTGACATATTTCTCCTTTAAGAAATGAATTTATATTAGTATTTATTAAAAATTAAAACTTGAGATTATTCGAAATTGCTTGCGAATAAAGATTAATAATAGGATCGTCGGCGATAATTTGTGTATCATCAGAGACACTAATCATAGAATCTTCAGTTAATTTCTTCTTTGTTCTTGCAGACTCGAAGGCATTTCTTACGATATCTTTTAATTTTTCTTCGTAGGACTTCTTTGATTCATAAGTCACAGATTCTGTTAACTTTGCGAATCTTTCTTTTTGTGTTAGAGTAAGTTCTTTCGAAACCGTTTCAAAGATAGCTTTCTTTGTTGATTCTTCAGCTCTATTCTTGTAAACGATTGATTTATTAATCTCTGTATTTAACTTCTCTTCGAATTTTTGTTTTTGTTCGGTTAACTCAACAACGAAAGCTGTTTTTTCTTCAGAAATTGTAGATTGCAAATCGACAATTTTTCTTTCAAGAACGTCAACAACATCAGTTTCCGCAGGAATAGCTATATTATGTTCGACAAACATAGTCTTTAAACCAGACCAGAAAGATTCCATAATTTCAATCTTCAGGCCTTGTTCAACAGCCAATGTATTATCTTCTAACCACGATTCGGCAACATAAGTTAGATACTTATCTACTGATGCAATAACATTCTCGTAGACTTCGAGTTCAGCATTTTCAGCATTAACTTGTTTCATGTTATCAGCTGGCGCAGCCGCCGCTGGCTCTTCTGAGCTTTTCTCAGTTTCAATATCTTTCAAAGCTTTCGCTAATTTTGCTGCAACAATAGAATCATCAGCAATAGCAGATAAGATTGAAATCATTACATTGAATGAATCATCGGCAATGGTGTTTGTTTCAACATCTTTGATGGAACTTAGAAGAGAAACTGCGAATTGCTGAGGAGTTATCTTAAGAGCTGTTAGGATCTTTCTGATATCAGGATCCTTCGCAAGTTCTTGTGGATCTAGCTCTACTTCGTCTACTTCGGTAACCATTTCATCTTCATCTTCCATTTCCATTTCGTGTTCGGCTTCTTTTATTCCTGATGTTTTCATGATTCCCTTCGCAATGTCATGCGCTTTTCTAATAGTTTTCTTTGAGAGAGGTGGTGCGTCACCAGTTTGCTTCATTGCAGCACTCATACCAATCGCATAAGCTTCTGGTGGAGTATCAACAGGACCTAATTTTGTTGCTTCTTGTACTTTTTGAGCCACTACTGAGTCGAATGCTGTCTTCAACTTAGCAGTAAAATCTTCCGGAAGATCGATGCCTTCGAAGATTGAATCAAATGGATCTTGTTTGTTTTCCATTAATTATTCTCCTATATTCTTAATTTATTTATTAAATTTACAATCTCGAAAGAAAGTCTGTAAAAATGGCAATCTTATCTTCTTGTAATCTTTTTGATGTGGTTAGCTTCTTCTTATATGAATCAATAGTTACTTCTTTTACTGCACCATTATTCCAGACCCATTCTTTTGATTCCATAACAGCTTCAACGAAAGCTTCATGAGCAGAAGGATCCGCAACGATATCTGCCGCAGTCATAATTTTGTAATCTGGTTGAACGACTGAATATTGACCATCTTGTTTTAAAGAACCTAATCCTCTTGTTGATACACCTAACATACATCCACCGTCGATAAATGCTTTAACAATCTTCCCATTAGGAGTATCTAAAATCTTGGCTCTACCTACATATGTTGTACCTTTTTGGTCTAATGATGTAATCAGATGCGAAACTCTATCTAAATTAATTGTAGGATTTTCTGGATGACCTAATTCGCCAAAAGCTCTGTTCTTATTAACATATTCGGTAACATATCTGTCTACTTCTGGTTGCATATATTCCATCATATATTTTCTCGAATTTCTATTTGGTTCTTCACACTGAATAAAAATTCCTTCGATGAAATAATTGTTTGGTCTACCTTCGACACATTCTGAAACAATTTCGATAAGTTCAGTTACTTCTGTTAATAGTTTCATTTGTATAATCCTGCTCTTGTACCTTTTTTAATTGAAATCTTTCTTTTCTTTAAGATTGATGATAGTTTTGCTGCTCTTTTTCTTGAAGCTTTTTTGGCTGATCTAGCTCTATTTCTTTTCTCTGATGGTGTTATTCTTACTAGTTTCTTACCGGAAATCTTATACCCAGCTTTAGCAGATCGGAACTTTTTACGTTGAATCTTACCGCCACGAACTCTATCGTAGCGGATTTTTTGTCCAATCTTTAAAGTTTTCTCTAAGAGCATTAAGAATATTGTCCAACCTTGACGAATCCGGATGTTTTTTCTAATCTCATAACAAGAGTGTACGGATCAGTTGTTGTAGAAGTTAATAGGATAGTCGAATCTGCCCCAGCAGCAACATTAGTAATCTTAGATTGATAATCTTTACTATAATTGATTCCACCATTTCCACTATAGTGACCAATTAATTGATCTGTAGATCCATTAAAATGTAATGAGATCTTATTAGTTCCTGTAATAGACCAGTCAAGTTTGTCTACAGATACAATAGCAACTCCGGTTGATCCAGCAAAACCGGTGGCTCCGATCGGACCTGTTGCGCCGCCTGGGTGTAAAACAAACGCAAGAGTCTCTATCCCCGCCCCGGAAATAGTAACAACTGCCGAATTTTCGTCTTGTCTTAAAATAGTAGTAGTTGCCATTTATTATACCTTAATAGAATTTGGTTTATTATCTTTCGATAGAGAAATAATCTTCTCAATAATTTTGTTTGTGTATTTAGTAGGTGTGATCACACCTCCTAATCTATCTTTTCAATATAACTCTTTTGTAATTTGTTATTTAATCCAAGAGTTGTAATTTCGTTTAATTTTTGGTAATAGTTCTTTCATATCTTTTGTACTAAGAATTCTTTCAGAAGAGTCAACATCTTCACCATAAAATTCAACACCAAAAATTGTATATTCTTTTGTGTAGTCGTTATAAGTTACTTCGATTCCAGTATTGTCTTCTCCCATAACTCCAGATTCGCCTCTCAATATAAAACCAGTTTTTGCATGTCTGTCAATAATTGTTTGTAAAGTTTTATCTGATGGTTTCAAACCAAGTTTAAAAACTTTTGATTTTTTTGACATACCATACATTTTTTCGTGCTTTTCTGGATTAATTCCATAAAATTCATTATCATTTATTCCATCTTCATTCTTTTCAACCAAAATTTCTTCGACAATTGTTCTGATATATTTTCTTAGATTTCTTAGATCTGAATCGTCTGTGGATTCGGTGATTATCTTTGTATATACTTCTTTAAAATTTTGTAGGTTCATATTTTCCTTATAACTCTTTTGTAATTTGTTCTCGTTTAACAGCCAAAAGATCAGAAATTTTATTGGCAATTAACATATTTACAATAGGTTTAATGCCTTGTGGATTTCCTTCTTTAGAATATCTAATTATAGTTTCGATTTTAGCTCTTTCGGTTTGTGTCATATGGTCCTCTAATTATTTATACCTGCGGAAGATTTTCGTTTTCTGGAGTTTCAGATGGTATCACATCTTGAGAAATTTCTGCTGGTGAGTCAACTGGAACTGGACTCTGGAATTCTTGTGCTGTTGGATCGATAATTCCAGCATCAGCCGCAGCAGCTTCTGGTTCTTCTGGGGAGATTTCGATCTTATCTATTTCTATATCTTTAATTTCTTCGTCAGTTAATTTCAAGAAATTTTTCTTGATATATTGGTTAGAAAAGAAAGATTCTCCTAATCCCAATGCAGAAGAAGCTAGTTCAATTCTTCTTGACATAATTTCCGCTTCATTATATTCAGCGAAATGTGAATCTTTTCTGAAGTCGTAAAAAATATTATTTTTAATAATTGAGTCCCAGTCATCACTTGTAATAATGTTTTTAAGGATTAACTGAGTTCTTAACAGATCCGTGAATATGGAAGAGAATCTTGTTCTTAATCTTTTGATGAATTTGTTAAATTTAACTTCTTCTCTATCTATTTCTGCAGATCTTCCTGTATTAAATGAAGATCCTGCCGTAATTCTGGTTATTGGAACGTGTAATGCATTATATAACTTCTTTCTGAAATATTCCACATCGGCCATTTCGCCCAGATTAGTCCCACCAGGAAGAGTAGAGATATCTGTAGACTTTCCATCTTCACCAACTGGAATCCAAAAATCTTCTAGAACAGATAAAGTTCTTGAATCGTCTCTTAGTTCACCGGTAGATTGATCATATACAATCTTATTCCTGAACTTATTCATGAGCCCATTTACATATTGTTCAGCTTTAATTTTTGGTAATCCACCAGTTCCGATTTTAAATACTCTTCTTTCTGGTGCTCTTGCTAATCTGTAGATTACAGTGGCGTCTTCTAACATTCGCAATTGATTGTATGGTTTAATAGATTTATGTAAATAAGAAATTATTGTCGACTTATTTCTATAATCAATTAATCCTGAATTACAATATGCCACCGAATCTGCTGGTAATTTAACATCACTCTTGTAAATATAATATTCTTGAACTGTTTTTTGTAATTTAACACCACGTTTCGAAAATTCTTCTTTAACTTCTCTGATCTTTTCTATTTCTCGTGGGTCAATGTATCGTAATTCTTGTATTCCGTCTTTTGTATTCTTTGTGTCGATAACAACAGAAAAGAATAACCTTCCGTCTATATACCATCTTTTGAAAATCTCGTATGCATTTTCATTGAAATCTAATAGACTTAAAATCGCTTCAAATTCTTCTTGTATTACTTCTTTGATATCATCGCCGAATGGTAGTTTATCTAAAATAATTCCCACAGGAGATTCTGGATCCCCTGTGATAATTGCTTCGTTGATAATTTCATCTATGGCAGATTCGATTTCTGGCATTAAAGAAAGATCTCTATATTTGTTTATCAGAATCTTCTTATCAGAAGTAGAAAAATCAGTCGCATATGATGTGTTAATGAACCCACCACTATTATTTACAATAGTAGCGTCATCATCTAACTGTGGTGGAACAGGAGAAAGTAATTCTCTCTCCTGTTCTGGACCTTTTCTTTTAATAGAGAATCCAAAAAAATCAAATAGTGCCATTATTTATCCTTATTTAGAAATCAGTAGTACCAGCTGACTCCCACCAATCATATTGTAGAGTCGCTGTGAATTCTTCAATCTGATCATTAGACCCCCAATCGACGTCAATTGCAGCAATATCAGAACACCACATTCCTTGGAAAGTATATTCTTTAACTGGATTACCATCTTTGCCGAATTGTGTCACACTAGCAAGTGGTGTTTTATATCCTGAGTCTATTTTAGTATTTGCATTGTGTTGATTGATGGTACTCATCCATAGTTCGAAAGAATTTCTCACACTAAAGTTTTCTTCATTAAGTACAGTTACAGTCCATTCGGCGAAAGTTAGATCGCCATGTACTTTAATCTTTCTACCAAAATAAGGAACTTCGATCATACCTAAAGTTTTACCAGGTAATTGCGCAGCCTTACAGTGAAACGTAAATTCTCTATTTGCAAACGGCAGACCGAAGATAGTTGCTTCGAATAGAGTTGGTCTTGCACCTTCTAAACCGAAAGCTCCTTTGAATCTATTTATGTCAAATGGCATATTTTTATTAAATCCTTTATTTTTATTTATTCGTTAGAAATGGGAGGAAAATCCTCCCATCATGTTAGAATTGTCCAATAATCTCGCTAAATTCAACACCAGTTCTGACAGCCACGAAATTTAATTGAATAAACGAAATAGATCTTGCTGGTTTAATATAGATATCGCCAACGAACGAATTAGAATCGATTACTTGTGGGGTATTGTTAGTTTCGTCACAAACCACCTTGAAATCGACAATTCCTCGTCTGCCTTGAACATCTCTTAAGAATGGTTCAACTGTTGCAACGAATTGACCTCTTGTAAATGTGTCGTTAAGTTCAAACAGAGAATACTTAGAAGATTGGGAAATAGATTTCTTCAGAACATTGAATAATCTACGGACATTAATTCTATCAAAAGCGGATGGCTTTGAAAGTATTGTCTTGTCTCCAAATAACACAGTTCCTTGTCCTGGGAAAGTAACAACTGGATTAGCACCAATCTTAAATAGATCGTCTCTATTAGCCTTATTTGGATTGAATGCCAATTTAACAACGTTCTTGAGATTTCCTCTATTGAAACCAGCTGGCGAGAACCATGGGTCGTTTGTTTGATCAGTTCTAGCACACAGACCAGCAATGTCTCCATTTAGAGGAACCCAACGGAAAACGTCACTGTACTTATCGTATTGATATTTCCAACCAGAATCAAGAACAGCATAAGAAGAAGACGGTAGAGCATTTCTGAAAGCTGTGATATCTGTTACTTCTTGTCCTTTATTGTCGACAACTGAAGCAAAAGGTGGTGACACGAAAGCAACAGCATCTCCTCTATTCTCAACAATCGTTTGTATAATATATGTACCAACCGTACTGTCAGCTGAACCAGTTATAAATAGATTCACGTCAATTGTATCAGCATCAGCGAATAGATCATATGCCAGTTGCTTTTGCCCGTTAGTCAGAGTGTCAGCAGAAACACCAGCAGTCAGAGAATTAGTGATAACTGATATAGTATCAAATGCCCCAGCAGCAGAAGCTGTGGTTCCCCAATCTGCAGTTGTTCTTGGATGATTGGTCCACCAAATATAACCTGATTTTGCGTTAATTACATTTGCGTAATAATTAGATTCTCCAGATTCCGTCTTAGCATCCGACGCTTTTGAAACGAATGAGTATTTTTCGAGAACTGTATTTTGTGATCCTGAAAATTTACCATCTTCGTCAATAACGATGATATGTAATTCGTCTAGTGAACCACCATTGGCAGCAGCATATGTGGAAGTTCCTGGTGCTACGTTAAATGCAGAAGCATAAACCCAACCAGAAAAACCAGTCGAGTCGCACATAGATACCTTTAACGAATTACCTAATTCGCCTGGATATCTTCCTGTCCATATTCCAGCGGCAGATGCGACGCCGGCAATATAATTAGCTTCGTAATCGTCTTCGTTCTTGATTACTACAGTATTTGCAGTTGAAGGTGTGATTACTGGGGCGGCACCAAAAGCGAAACCTGTGGCGCCAGTTAATGTTACTGTTGGAAGAGTAGTGTATCCTGTTCCTGAATTGGTTAGAGATACTGCAGTAACCACAACTCCAGTTGCGCCGCTATATGCTAGTGTTGCTGTTCCTACTGCACCAGATCCCCCACCGCCAGTGAAAGTTAAGGCAACAGTTGATGGAGCAAAACTATTAGAAACACCAGCAGTCGTAATGGTTAATCCTGAAATACCAGAAGCTCCATTAGTCGAGTTTCTAGCTGTAGTTCCTACGTTTCTAACTACTCGTAAAGAGTTAGAATAAGACAAGAAGTTTGCTGCTGAAAAGAAAGTGTCAGCAACAGTGTTATTTGGTTTTTGGAAAGTATCTACTAAATCTACTTCCGAAGAAATAGTTCTAACCTCAAGAACTGGTCCCCACTGAAAAGACCCAGCAATTGCTCCGATCGATGTTGCGACTCCAGGTACGGTAGTTGTCAAATCAATCTCAGATACATTCACTCCTGGTGATAATTGAATAGCCATGTTATTTTTCTCCTAACTAATGTTAATTTATTCTAACGAATATAAAATTCTAATTATATTTATTAAAAACGAAATCTCAACCAATCAGAATAACCAAGAGATATCTTCCGTTTCCGTCTCAGAACCATCGGTTATTCCCGCAAAAGAATAAATTTCGTCCTGACTTTGTTCTTGTTTTTCTAAAAAAGATCTTCTGAGATCTGAATTAGTTATTTCTTTGAAAAAAGGCTCTCGTGTTGCCCAAGAAAATAGAAGCAAAGCCATCACTAGATCATCATGTTTTCCTGATTCACCACCCCAAGATCCAGATTTATTTATAAAAGAATACAATTCGTCGACTATATCTTCTGTAAAAGATACCAATTTGTGCTCTTCAACAAGAGTTTTTAGTATAGAAGCTCCTAATCTCTTGACACCAGTAGTCATCTCAACACCAATTTTATTCGATTTTGTAAACGAATTTCTCAATTCTTGTCCACTGTTTCCTGTAATTGTGGTGAATATATTCTCATATTCTAAATCCCAATAACAGGATTCGGCTACAGTTTGACCTACAGTATTTCTTTCTATTAAGAGAAATGCATTATTGTATTTCTTTGCAAGATCAACAATAATATTAGGAAGCATTATTGGTCTTGTTGTGTTATCTTTAAATCTAGCAACAATTGTGTAAGGAATACTGGTGGTGTCTATTACTACAGCAACAGAATAATCGGCCTCTACTCCTCTAGATGAATCTACAGAAATCACATAATTATGGGCGTTTTTTGGTTCTTCTAAGACGAGATAAGAAGCATTTTCTTTAATCGGTTTCACCCAAGTTAAGGATTGTAATGTGTGCCCTGAGATAAGAGTATTAGAAGATCCCAAAAATTCGTTCCCATATTCTTGACGGAAACCTTGTTCACCTACAATTTCTAATTGGGTTTTCTTCCAAATTTCGTCTCTGCCAGGGACCATATTCCATGTAATTTCAAATGGAACGAATTCATTTTTTCCGTCTGCAGCATCCTTCCATAATTTATGATAATGATTTAATCCATTTGGAGTAGAAGATACTATAAATTTGGAATCTGTCCCTGATGAAATTGTTGGGAATGTTGATTTAAAAAAATCTTCGGCATTATCTATGAATCCATATTCATCACAATACACACAATTTGGCGATGTTCCACGGATTGAATCTGTAGAAGTTGCAGCTGTTATGATTTTTGAATTATTCCCGAATTCTAAAGAACCTTTATTTAAGACATCCACACCTGGTTGGAGAAAAAATGGAAGATGTTCAAGAGCAAGAGTTACTCTTGAAAGAATTTCTCTTGCTGTTGCAGCTTTATTGGCAAGAATAGCAACTGTTTTGTCACTATTAAAAATAGCATACCAGAGAAGAAAAGTTGCGACTGTAGTCGTTTTCGCAGCTTGCCTCGCTGCTAAAATAATCGAAAATCTATTCTCCATTAATGAGATAATCAGATCTTTTTGATAATCTCTTAATATCAGAGGAATTAATCCTCGATCCAAAGATACAATCTTAACCCATGTTTCTATGAAATAGATAGGATCTTTAGAACACTTAATATATTCAGTAAATTCATCTTGTGTATAGTTTTCAATTAAGTTTGTTCGTTTTATTTTGGGATTAAGATAATATGTTTTATCACTCATTGAGTATCTATTATGTATTTCCTTTCAAAAACTTCTGTAATTCAGCAGTTGATTATAAGTTAATATCATTTTGCTATTGTTACACCATTTAAAATGAATGGACCTTTGAGAACTTTACTTGCATAATCTCTTGCACTGAATGGGTCTTTTGCTATTGCTGCTTCTCCAGCTGGGAAAGGACCTTTGAGAATATCTAAAGCATATGAATATGCGGAGTAATGGTCTTTTGCTATTGCAGCTTCTCCAGCTGGGAAAGGACTTTTTTTGAGGACATTAAATGCATATTTATATGCATAGATTGCTTCTTTTGCTATTACTGCTTCTCCAGCTGGCCAAGGATCTTTAAGAACGACATGGGCATAATCATATGCATATTTTGCATTTCCAGAATCAATAATTGTCTGTTCGATTTGTTTATCTGGATATTTTAGATTTTTTAAAATAGATCTTAAATCCGATTTCTTAGATGTTTCTCTTTGTTTTTCTATCTCTGGATTCAATCCAAAAACTTGTTTAATCAGTTTATCTATATCCAGAGATGTCTTTTTAGATAGTTGTTGTTTTGACATGTCTTCATATTTCGAATTAAAGAATTCTCTATATGATTTATGCAATGCCATGGCATACTTTTCTTTTGGTTTTTCCTTATCAATTAAATAAACTAGAATAGCATTATTATCATAGAAATCCTTCTCAAAACGTTCCTGGTCAGACCAGTTGGTTCCTAACCCATGAAAACTAGATGCTGCCTTGTCTGTTGGAATGATGATGTTCCAATTATTATCAGGAATTGATAGAAATTTTCCAGTATCTACACCAGAAGAAACGAATTTTGAGGCGGTTGTTTTGACATCTTCATAGATGACATGTTTGAATTGTTTGAATGATAGCATATTAGTATTTATAGAAAATGTAATTTAATTTAGTAATAAATTGTTTCCTTCAATTTTGGGATTAAGATAATATGTTTTATCACTCATATATTATGTATTTCCTTTCAAAAACTTCTGTAATTCAGCAGTTGATCCTAGAAATAAATTATTCTGTGTATTATTCTGAACTTCTGGTTTCGTTTTTGTTTCTCTCATTACAATATCCGACAGAGATTTTGCAACATCTGCTGTTGTTTTAATGAGATTAGAAACAACTTCGTATGCTCGTGGTGATTCTGATGCCTTGGCGAATTCCAATAGATTATCTAAGGCATCTTGAGATTTATCAAGAAGCTCGTGATGGACTTTCTTGATTCTCTCGATATCTTTAGATATATCTTCCTGTACTAGAATTTCCGGCTTTTCTACAGAATCTATATCGAATATTTCGTTTAACTTATCGTCCACCACTTCAGACCACAGGAGCTGTCACAGATCCAGTAGCACCAGTAGAACTAGAAGATGTACCTGTTGCACCAGTAGCACCAGTCACAGGAGCAACAACGACTACTTCCCAAGGAGCACCTTTAATTACTTCGGTCGGTGACTTAAGATCCTTCATTTGATTGGCTAATGATGCGTCATATCTGTCAACAGTTTCTTCTGTTAGAGTATCGACGGTCCATCTTGCGAAATCTTCTTTAGTTAAATCTTCATATTTTGTGAAATTCTCTGGATCTGGATTCTGTAAAGAAAGAGAACCATATGTATCTACATAAAATGTACCGTCTTGTAATCCTCTTCTCCATTCGTAAGAGATTACTGCGTCTTTGAGGGAATTTTCTGTTAATGTTCT